GCCAATATTCCCTGGATGCATCAAGTCTTTTTACTGTTAATGGTTTATCAAGTAATCGTTTGAATACACACTCTCTAACCATCATATCGCCATCAGATTTTACACAAACAAAATCAGATGTATATTCACCTATAGATAACCCATCCATAAGCACGTTGCATCTAAATTCTTTGATTAAATTGTCGTTTTGCAATTTGACCGCATAAGCACATTGGATAGCATCGTAAGTTCTGCATACATCTTTACATTTTGTCAGCACTCTTTTTTCGCATCTTCCTTTGTAGTTTTTGTTTCTCATTTTTAACCTCCATTCTGCATTTTTGATAATCCCAAAAACTTCCCAAAAATATAAATTAATTTCCCAAAAACAAATTATTTTCCCAAAAAGCAGTTTTTGATAAAATCCAATCTTCAAAAAACAGCATAACTAAGCCATTTTCAGATATTTTGAATTTTCCCAAAAACATATTTTCAAAAAAACTCTATGTCATGAGGCAAACCACAATATAACTTTTGGGGCAAATTTCATTATAGTTTAAAAATGTCAATAAAATAGGTTTTTTATCATCAAAAATGCCGCCATTTCAAGGTTTACGGGCAAAAAAATAACCTCATGATGCGAACATCACAAGGTTTATTTTTATATTTAATTTTGCCTTTTTATTTGTATTTGGTTTTGCCCAAAAACAAATGAAATTATTCCCACTCGATTGTGCCGGTTGGCTTTGGAGTAAGGTCGAATAGGACTCTGTTTACGCCCTTAACTTCGCTTGTGATACGGTTTGTGATATGCTGCAAAAGATCGAATGGTACATTTTCAACAGATGCTGTCATAGCGTCTATTGTGTTAACTGCGCGGATGATTACGCACCATTCATCAGCACGCTTATTATCTCTTACGCCAACGCTCTTTATATCCGGAATAGCTGTAAAATACTGCCAAACCTTACCCTCAAGACCGTTTTTCGCAAATTCTTCTCTCAAAATAGCATCCGATTCGCGAACTGCTTCAAGTCTGTCCCTTGTGATAGCTCCAAGGCATCTTACGCCAAGACCCGGGCCCGGAAATGGCTGACGATAAACCATTGCATCAGGAAGACCAAGCGCCACACCGCAAGCACGAACTTCGTCCTTAAACAGCATTTTAAGCGGTTCAACAAGCTCAAATTGAAGATCCTCCGGAAGTCCGCCTACGTTATGATGAGATTTAACCGCCTTAACCGTCTTTGTGCCGGATTCAATAATATCAGGGTAAATTGTACCCTGTGCAAGGAACTCTATTCCCTCAAGCTTGCGAGCCTCTTCCTCAAATACTCGGATGAACTCCGCACCAATAATTTTTCGCTTACTCTCAGGGTCTGCCACTCCTGCAAGCTTATCTAAAAATCTATCCACCGCATCAACGTAAACAAGATTTGCATCCATTTCATCACGGAAAACTCTGACAACTTCCTCAGGCTCGCCTTTTCTCAAAAGTCCATGGTTAACGTGAACGCAGGTAAGCTGTTTGCCGATAGCCTTAATCAACAGTGCCGCAACAACAGATGAGTCAACACCACCTGAAAGAGCCAAAAGAACCTTTTTATCTCCTACCTGTCGGCGAATAAGCTCAACCTGATCGGCAATGAAATTCTCCATATTCCAGTTTGTATCGCATCCGCAAACGTCGAAGATATAGCTTTTAAGTGCGGATTTTCTGTCTTCTACTGCCTCCGGCAAAGGTTCACTTCCCTTATGATTTGCACAAATCACCGGAATTCCGGAGTTGTACACAGCATCACTTGCATCAATTTCCACACCGTCTATAATATGATTAGGTCCTCCGTTTAGTATAATACCCTTTACATTTGGCAAGGCAGAAAGCTCTTCCACTGTAATATCGTGCGGGTAAATCTCGCTGTAAACACCAAGCCCACGAATTTCACGGGCAAGCTGAGCATTTTCCTCGCTGCCAAGGTCCAAAATCAAAATCATATCCTGCTTCATAAAACCATCTCCTAATTAAGTTTACATCTTGCGTAAATCACAATTATGTTTAACACTATTTCGTGTATTATACCATTTTTCTATGATAATTTCAATAGAATTGGAAGATTTTTTTGAAAATACATGCTAGGTTTTATTACATGGCAAAATCATATTTGTTTTATGGCTAAGGTCAGAAATTTTCTCTCTTACCTATGCGAAATATCAGCCTCGCTGATGTAAAACAAAAAGCTAACATTTTCAAAAATAATTTAAATACTCCTTTTTTCGCCACAGGCGATTTCATATACATAAACAGATTTCATCTACTTTAGTGAATTTATTCCGTATGGTAAGACGGATTTAATCACAAAGAAAACCGCCACTTTTGTGACGGCACAGAGGTTAATGTTATTTTGATTTTTCGCTATTTGCTTTAGCGGTGTTGATTGAAGAAATTAGCATTTTGCGAATTGTTCCGCATTCGTTATATATGTCTTTTGCAGTGTCTCTGTCTAACAGTTCAGACTTTACGAACAATTCTAACCAGTATTCTGTTTCATAACATTCTTTCAACGCTATTTGTAATTTAGAAATAAAATCATTTTTACTGTGAGCGTAATTAGCTTCATGAATGTTTGCACCTATTGACGTTCCGCTACGTTCAAGCTGATTTGTAAGAGAATAATGTCCTTTTATGCTTTCGCATAATTTAATTATTTTAACAGAAAACTCTACTGATAAATTTCGTAATTTTGATTCAGCCATATCACATCAACTCCTCAAAATCATTATAGCACATATATTTGCTCCTGTCCATAAGTGAAATATCAAGCAACGCTTGATGTGAAATAATTTCTGTGAAATTGTGAAATAGAAAGCTTACGCTTTTCTGTGAAATGAAATAAATCCACACGCCGCAAGGCGTATTTCACATTGCAAAGCAATATTTCACGCACGAAGTACATTTCACAAATCCTGAAAGGATTTATTTCGTTGAAAAGAGCCGAACGGTTTAGATGCAACTTTGTTTTAGTGAAATATCTCACTTCGTTCGATATGAAATAATTCACTTCGTAAATCGTGAAATTTGATGCGTTGCATCAAGTGAAATGAAATAAATCCACACACCGCAAGGCGTATTTCACATTGCAAAGCAATATTTCACGCACGAAGTGCATTTCACAAATCCTGAAAGGATTTATTTCATTGAAAAGACGGTATATTCTATACAGAATATACCGTCTTTTCTGGCACTAACGGTCAATTTTAATACAATCATTATAAGCGGTTCACTTTTTATTTGAGATTATTTCACTGTGAAATAATCTATTGCATCACCATTTTTTAAATTTATTTGATTAAAATTGGCTAATCTTGCTTATGCTCAAATGAAAGATGGTTTAAAATACCTTATACTGTGTGTATAGAAACTACAAAGTTTCATACACACATTTTTTATTTAGGAGGTACATATACGATGATATTTCATGTATGTATATTAAAAAAACCGTTTTTTTGTAGCACAAAGGAGAGTGAATAATTATGGCAATACAGTATTACATAGCGTATGGCTCAAACCTTCACACAAAACAAATGAAGGCTCGATGTCCTGATTCAAAGCTTATAACCACAGGACTTCTTAAGAACTATCAATTACTTTTCAAAGGTACGTATACTGGATATGCCACTGTGGTTCCTAAAGAAGGATATGACCTTCCGGTGGCAATTTATACAGTATCAGATGATGATTTAAATCGTCTGGATAGATATGAAGGTGTGGCAAAGCGTGTATATTCAAGAGATGAGATTGACTTATCTGAAATTGAGTTTAATGATACCCCTCTTAAGGGAAAAGCATTTATATACACAATGATTGACAAACCTGCTGTTGAGTTTTTGGCTCCGTCAATGCAGTATATGCACATACTTTGGTACGCCTACCGTGAGGAGCATGGGTTCAATATTGATTATCTCTACAACGCATTAAAAGACAGTGTATACAACAAATAGAAAGGTGGTATTGTAATGAAGGACATTTTAATAAAACAAAATCAAGAAGTGGCTGATTTTCAGCATGTAGAATTATCAGGGTTTAGATTAAGTAATAAACTTGGTTCTGTATCTTTGTATGGGAAACTCAAAGCCTTTCCGGAAACCTATACATACCCTAAGTCACCGATTCGTATTCAGGCTGATTTTCTCGATGCCAATGGTAAAATTGAGAAAATTACGCATAGCTTATTCACATATGCATTAAACCATACCAACTACTTTGGTTTTTATATTCCATGTGGAAATATAAACATAGACGAGATTACATCCGTCGAGGTATATCCTGTCTTTCTTACATTTATAGATGATGCAGATGAAATGGAATGAGGTGAAAATTTATGATTTATGCGATATCAGATATCCACGGAAACTATGCTCTTTTCAAAAAAGCAGTTAATTTTTTGAAAGAAGATGATGAGCTTATTGTTCTTGGTGACGCAATTGACCGAGGGTCTGACGGGTTCAAAATACTTCGAGAAATTGCAAATAACCCACAAATTCAATTTACCCTTGGCAATCATGAGGATATGTTTATGAAATTTATCAAGGATGAAAACGATGCAGAGTTGAGAAAACTCTATTTTGGAAACGGAGGTTTTCAAACCTTTGTTTCCTATAAAGAAGCGCCTTATGAAGAAAGAGTTTGTGTGGACAAACTTCTTATGTCTTCCTTGTATGGCTTGGGGTTGAAACTTGGTGGAATACAATTCTTCCTTTCCCATGCAGGGTGTTATGAGAACTTTCAGTTCCCGATTGAGAGTAGAAACTTCTTGTGGAATCGGGAATATTACAACCCTACGCACAAGAAAATCCCCAGCAATGTAATTGTAGTTCACGGCCATACACCAATGTCAGAAATATACCCTGCGGACGAGTTGGGTGTATACAATAATGGCAGAACGATATGTCTTGATACAGGTTTTAATTCCGGAAAACTACACTTGTTTTGTTTGGATACTCTTGAAATAACAGTAATTAAGGAGGATGAATGATTATGATTGTTGAGAAGATTACTTCCGAGCTGAAATGCGGAAGGTCTGTTATTGTAAATGTTATAGACAAATATTCACTTGAAGAAATAGCCAAAAGGCTTAAAAAACAAGGAATTGAACTTTCGGATGAAAATCCGAACATTCAATTCAAGTTAAGTTATACTCTACCATATCATGAATTTAATGGGATAAAAGAACTTCAACTGGCTTTTAAAGAAGCAAAGCGTTTTAAAAAGTATTATAAAGGAATTGTCGCTATAGATTTAAGCGAATATGTTGGAAACGAAAACGATGAGTACCTTGAAGTATTCTTAATGTTTTTGTATGATCATCGGCAGTGTTGCAAATATATTTTTTACGGACATTTGTCAAATGAACTGAAAGCAACCATAAGCAAATATCTGCGTTGTGTTTTGGTTGAGTCATCTGCTAATGTACAGAAGCGGCAGTATTTAAAAAATCTTCTCGGAGAGAAAGAATATGAATACGGTGTGAAATTTACGACAGGGGCAATAAATTTCTTATCAGGACTCTTTGCAAAAAATGAGCATTCATTCGAAAATCTTGTTGAGGATTTAATTGAAACAAGATGCTCAAAAACAAGCACAATCTCACCAACTGACATCACCACATATTTTGCAGATGTAAACTGTATCTATAAAGAAATCTACGATAAGGAGGAACTTTCAATTGAATACGAAATACGAGACAATTTGGCGAAAATACGCATTTCCTAAAAACGAAGCAGAGTTTGCCAATGAAGAGGATATAAAGCAGTACTATCCAAGGTTTAAACCAAACATCAAAGGAAATATCGCCGGAGGGTTACCTGTGTTTGTTTGCAATGATGGTACTTCATATGTAAATACCGAAACTGAACATTCTATCATTTTTGGCGGAACGGGAAGCGGAAAAAGTCGCAGATTGATTGCTCCTCTTATATGCCAATTGGCGGAAGCCGGCGACGGTGGAAGTATGATAATCACAGATGTTAAAGGTGAGTTCTCAACTGGAAGTTTATCAGGAAAAGTAAACGGTTGCCTTGATAAAAACGGATATACTAGGTATTTTCTTGACTTTCGAAATATGCAAAGTGACTCTATTAATATCCTCGATTATCCATACCAGTTATACAGAGCCGGAAAAGAAGATTTGGCCGGTATGGAAATTGATAGTATTATTTCCACGTTAGCAAGCGGATATTCGGATGCCAGAGATCCCTTTTGGCATGAATCCGCCAGTTCCTTTATCAAGGGTCTGATTTTGCTCGCTTTCCGTCTTTGTCCTGCGGATGCGATTAATATGTCAACCATATTAAGCTTCTGCACATATAAGGGTTCTGAAGCTTTAGAAACTGCATTATCACATTTATCGAATATCAAAGGTAATTCCACTTTGACTATGCTTGAGTCTGTACTAAGCAACCCTGAAAATACCAGAAGATGCGTTTTAAGCTCATCGGGTCAGCTTATACGATCTTTCACTAATAACAATAAGTTATGTCAAATGTTAAGTCAGTCAAGCTTCAATCTAGAAGACTTATTAAAACCCAAAGTGGCATTATTTATAATTTTACCGGACGAAACGTCAAGTTATGATAATATTGCCGGCTTATTAATAAAACAGATAACTTCTTTTCTTGTAGAATCCGCTTATAAAACAAAAAACGGAATGCTTGAACATCGTATAAATTTTATTTTAGATGAATTTTGCAACCTACTTGAACCCGGAAATAATACGGCGCAATTTGGGAGAGCATTATCAGCCTTTAGGTCTCGAAATATACGCTATTTTTTAGTGGCGCAAGGGCTTAATCAGCTCAAACATGTATATGGTAGTGATGCTGATATTATATTAGCTAATACTAAAAATCTATATTATCTTCAAAGCACAGATTTTACCTTATTAAACCATTTATCAGATACGTCTGGATTAACATTTGACAACATAAAAGAAGTTCCTAAACCACTTTTATCAGTCAATGATTTGCAAGGTTTACGCAAAACGCGGGATGCTACCGAAGTATACATAAAAACAGGTGATCTTCAAATTGTCACAAATTTTCCTGATATTGATTCAATCGAATGGTTACAACAGTACAGCAAAGCAAGAAACGACTTACCTGTTTATCGTCAAAAACCTGTCAATACATGGGGACCGGCAGACCTATTAAAACTACTAAAAAAACGTACAGACAAAGAATTATCAAATCTTTTAAATGAGTACTTTGGATGATAATTGAAAGGAGAATTTTTATGGAAACATTAACTATTGGAAAAAACGGTTCATCTTTGAGGAGTATAGCCTCGCTTGAGTTCGAAAATAAACGAGTTGTGAGATTAACCGGAGAAATAAATGCAGAGCTTGCGGAGCGTGTTATTATAGAACTTGAACATCTCGATTCAAGAGGTTCAGATGAAATCACATTGTATATCAATAGTCCCGGAGGCAGTGTGAGTTCCGGGTTTGCAATATATGATTGTTTAAGACATATTAAATCACCCGTGAAACTCGTCGCAATTGGCGAATGTATGTCTATGGCTGCGATTTTGCTGGCGTCTGGAAAACAAGGTAAACGATTTGCCACTAGCAACTGCGAAATTATGATACACGAACCGTTAACGGCAACCTCCGGTAGCGCCTCGCATTTAAAAGTCCAGGTCTATAGAATCACAAGAATGAAAACTAAAATAGTCGCATTACTTTCTGAATGGACTAATCAAGATAAGGAGTATTTATCTCATCTTCTTGAAAAGGATACATTTATGACCAGTGAAGAAGCTCTTGAGTTTGGATTAATTGACGGAATCGTTTGATATAAAGCAAAGGGTGTCACCATTCGAGTGGCATCCTTTAGTTTATTCAAAACTTTATTTTTACAGCCATTCGCTATATTTAATTACTCATCCGAAAAAACATTTATAAATAAATACAAAAACATTTCGAAATATACTCCTTGTCCAAATGAAAAATTTGATAATCACATTATAATAATATATATAAGCTATCCAATTGGGAAAAAGAATAAAAATTAAAAAAAGTTATTAAAAATGTTTTTTTCTCAAATGAACAACTTTTTAAAATAATTTATAATTAAGGCATACAAAACAAACAGCGTATAATAAAGCGATTAGCTTTCATTATAAATAAAAAACACAAAAAAGGAGTAATTATTATGACAAACAAATTTTACACAAAAGAGGAAATCGCAAACAACTTAAATGAAAGAAATGTATATGAAGCAGAGATTTTGGAAGTAAGACCTTCAACTATTCTTTTTAAAGTTGTTGATTCAGATGCCAAAGCACTGGCACATATCAAAGACATATCCGTTGTAAGGTTATCAGATCTTAGAGAAGTATTTCAACCAGGTGAAATCTGGCCTATAGTCATTAAAGATTGTACAGCGGAAGAAATGGACGGATATACAAGAATTCGCATGACTGCTGCTATGAATCCTATTTTTGGAAATAGAGAGCATGTTATGAAACAGATGGGGAGCTTACCAATGCAATTACCTATCTGCGAGAACAAAGTTGATTATAATCTCTGCATAGCATTATCGCCCAACTATACAGCTTTGATTGAAGATAATAAGAGGTTTAATAACAAGGAAAGTGTGCTTGCTTCTATTGCGTTCATTTCGGAACGAGGTAAATTCAGATTGAATATTCATGAAGAAGCAGTAGAATGTTGTAAAACAAAAAATGAATTGATGAAAGAACTTTTTAATTTGTATAAGATTGATATTTCTAATCTACCTACATACATAGATATTCAAGCTTTTAGAAATCAGCAGATTGGATTACTTCCAGGGAATGATAATCATACACCATGCGTAAAACCAGATCCTGAATTATCGATTTTAGAACCGGAAAACTGTCGTGTGTATCCGCAGCACTCCATGTTAAGAGCAACAGAATTTGATACATTTATCAGAGAAATTGCATGCAATGCAAAAATACTGAAAATTCTTGATGTTGCGGACAAGCTTTTCTATTACTTCACAGCGGAGCAACTTTTTAATATTTGCAACGATAAAGCAATTAATCATATTTTCATGAATAAGATGAAGTCATTTGAACTATTTTCGCACACAAAAATTACATCAGCGAATGGCAAAGCTAATGTATATACAACAGCTAAAAATGCTCGTCATCTTTCAATGCGAGTTATGCCTTTGCGAGATCAGGTAACTACAGACGCTAATTGGTTATTGCGTCATTTGTCAATTAACAAAATTCTCTTAAAACTCTATAAAACAGATAATACCATTATTAACACTGTAGCAAGAAACCATTTTTTTGTAAGTGGAAATGAGAAGTTTCGTGCATTAGCGCTTATTGAAAAAGATAAACTTATTGTCGATTCAATAAGAAGTGAAAATGATATAGAAACAATGTTAAGCAAGTTAATCAGAATGGACGCTGTGTTTAATGCTTTAAATGATAAATACACCGTATACATAACAGCACGAACAGAATTCATTGAAAATGCTCTTCGTTCCCACTTGGAAAATATTGTTTTTTCGAATATCATAATTAAAACAACAAATGATATATCGTTTGAAAATGATATGGTTATTAATGAAGTAGAAACTAAAATCTCCCCAAAGAAAGCGTCTTTTTGGGGTAAAGTAAACTCTTTGATTGCAACATTTTAAATCAAAAAGGAACCGTAACTTCCCGGAAGACATACCAATCTAAACTTTCGGGAAGTGAGGGTACGTAATGGAGGTGTGTTATTTGTCAAATTATTATATTGCATATGGAATAAATATGAATCAAGAACATTTTAAATCATTGTGTAAAAATAGCACTTTTATTTCATCTGGGTATTTGTGCGACTATAGACTTGAGTTTAAGACCTTTGCCAACATCGTACATGATAAAAACGCTCAAGTTCCCATTGTTGTATGGAAAATCAGTGATGAGGAATTAAAGAAAATCGATTTATATGAAGGTAGTTTATATGAGCGAATTATGATACCACTTAATTTAGTTGAGTGTAAAAGTAACTTGACAGGAAATGCTTATGTGTACACAATGACACAAAATGAAAAAAATGTTATATTACCTACCCCACAAAAATATATTGATACAATTGCAGAAGCATATAAAGTTCTGGATTTCGAACTATTGGCTTTGTATGCTGCGATATATTCTGCTGAAGAATGAGGTGAGTAGGTGATGATATACGCAATTTCTGATATACATGGGAATAAACAATTATTCGATAAAGTTGTAGAGACAATTAAAACAGATAAAGACTATTATCTATATATTTTGGGTGATTGTATTGACAGATGCGATAAAGGATTAGAAATTTTAGAAAGCATTTCGAACAATAACGAACGTATGAAACTTATAATTGGCAATCATGAAAAATTTCTATTAAACTATATCATCAATGTTAATGATATCGAAAATCGAAACCAATGGGTTTATAATGGAGGATATAAAACATTAAAACAATATGATTCCTGCAATTGCGAAAAACAAAAAAACATATTAGAACTTTTACAATCAGCCCCATCAATGATTACTGTTAACGCTAACAAAGAAAAAAACTTTATACTATCTCACTCCGGAGCTAATTGGAGTGACCTTGTAAATCCAAACTTTGAAGCAAAAAACTGTATTTCGAATCGTATCCATTTTTTAGCATACGAGGACATTCCTGATGGTTGGTATATGGTCCATGGCCATACTCCAGATAGCAATATTCCTCTCCCGATAATCGGTAACGGTTTTTACAATAACAATCATAAAATTAACCTCGATTGTTCAACATATATTAGCAACACTGTAAGGTTACTCAACCTGGATACATTAGAAATTCAATTAATAACAGAATAAATCAAAAAATATCTGTAATATGTCTTTTCGTCAAATGATTGTTTATAGAGTATGTGATATGATTTATAATGTCAGGAGGAGATAGCGGTAAAAGCACTAATAAGCCGTGTGCGTAACAAGTAGTATTTATTAAAATTTAATTTAAAAGGAGATTTTATTATGAAAAAGATTACGAAAACTATAGTAGCGGTGGCAATTTTAGCAACAATGGCAACACAATCGGCTTTTGCATATTCACCTATTGAGCAGGCAAAACAATACCTGTGGAAAAATCAAGCTACAACTACTATTTGTGGATGGAGTTGCATGTTTTCTGGAGGTATGCGTTTGCACCGAAATGCTTGTCCAAATTGCGACAGCCATAGTTACAAGGTGTTATCAGTTGAGAATTGTCAAACAGATCTGCTCTTCGGAAATCATTTGAGATATGAATTCAGGGAGTGTTCATCTTGCCGAACAAAGTATAAAGGACCTCAATATTAACGTTTCTTGAATAGCCTGTATTTTCAGTTGAAGTAAATAAATGTGTTATTTGAATGAGTATACAAACTCATTCAAATAACACCGTGAAATTGTAAGATTTCAAACATACAAACATTTTTAATTTGAAAGGATATGAATTAATTATGAAAAGAAAGATTATCGCAGTATTAACAATGACAGTTATGTTGGTTAGTTGTTTATGCATTGGAGCAAACGCAGCCGACTACAGATTAGATTTTGGTCAGGTATCAGGTGAAACACGATACTTTTCTGAAGGTCAGAGGGTTCGGATAACAATCAGCCAGAACACCCCGCTTAATTATACCAAGAATTCTGCTGTAGATATTGCAGCGAGAGGTATATGGAATTTATTCGATTGCAACAAAGATACAAAAGTTGGTATTTCTATAAACGACGAAAGAAACAAATGTCATTTTTATGACGAAGAAAAAATGAATTGTGACAAGACAAAAACATACGATTTAACGGTGACGGACAGTGGATATTATACATTTGCACTGCGTAACATTACAAGCAGAAAAAGGGATAATTCCTATTGGGCTACTATACCCGAATATACAATGACTATAGGTGTTTATTGATTTTAAGTTTACATACGGAGCGGGGGTTATTAACCGCTCCGTAATTGCAAAGGAGGATTCTAATGTTAAAAACTATTTTGAAAGAAAACTGGATAAAAGCCATGGTATTTGTTACATTACTTGCTTTATCTTTGACTACAATATATTTCGCTGAAATTATTCCTCAGAAAAATTTTTTTGATAAATTATTTAGCGTGGCATTAAGCATTGTGTTTTTATCGGGTGCTCTCATTGGACGATATTTCGAAGATGATGACCCCAAAGATGCGGACTGTTTGCGTAAATGTACTTCTATATCTGCACTAGTATTCTCTTTACTTCTTTTAGCAGTTCGTTATTTGCACCAAGTTACCGGGATATCATGGCCTGTACATGTTTTTGTATATGATAAAAATCTGTTTTGTACAGGGTATGTGTTTACCGGTTTATCGTTGCAATATCCTTTAGCTGCATTGATTTTTGTTGAGATATATTCAGCATTAAAAGATAGGATGAAATTGAGAGAAATTATTTTCTCTGCTTTAGAACTTGTTTGTCTCGGTCTGATTGATGGAAAGCTAATGTTCGTGACCGCTACGGTTTTGAGTGTTCTTATTTTCATTAGAAGAGTCAAACTTGAAAAACAAAACGTCATTTTCCTTATTGCTACTAATGTTTTATCATTTCTAGCTTTGGCTTGGGGACTATATCGACAGGAATACATTGTGAGAACTGACTTCACAACATTGCAAACAATTATAATGATGAGCATAATTGTGCTGAACGGTTTGATTTTGACAGTATTAGGATGTCGGAAAAATAAAAGCAACATTAAACTTTTAACTCTTGGAATATTTATGCTTTGGGGTGTTCTTGTTATCCCCCACATGTGTCTCCTTTTTAATAGTCTACTATGGTTTGTTGTTTTAATTCTTGTTCTTTTGCCAAACGAGGAATATGACAATACAATTGATAAATATATTGAAAACTTAATCACCTCTAGATCAAAAAGTATCGATCAAAGAATTTATGAGGCTAATCCTCATGTGACAATCACCGCACGTACATTAGGAGAACTCATCCGTGCGTCGTTAATAGGTTCAAATCACAAATATTCAACTGTAAAAACAGCTTTCAAAGAGTTGGAGTTCAGTAAGTCGGAATCCAAAATCAATTTTGAGTTGGCAATGATTCGTGCTATACTAGAAGAGGTAGAAGGTAGCCAACGTGCCTCTTCATTTTTTGAAACTGCCCGAAAGCTTTCGAGAGGCAATGCGGAATTGTATACAGAAGCTTTCTTTAATCGTTCTAATGAAGTTATACAAGAAATCCACGAGGATCTTGATTTGGAGGAAATCGAGGATACCGAAAGAATGATTGATGAATACAATTCAATCAGAACAAAACTCAGTAAATTAAAGAGTTAATCGATACAGGGGGTGTTTCTCTAATAAAAAACACACCCTATATACAAACAGAAAGGATGAAAATGATGTTAATTGATTTTTTAAACGACTGCAAAGTTTGTATTCCTGAAGAAAAACACGACTTTGATACTGTGAAGCGTGCGTTGAAAGATAAAGCCTATATAAATTATCTGCCTGCGGTTTGGGATGACCTATATCCTGTACATATCATGGATATGATGGCAGGAAAACACAATTTTACAAATGCGTATTTGTGTCCGGTGGGAGCATCTGATTTTTTCGGACTACATCATTTTAATGAAATCTTGAACGATTTCTATGAAAATGATATAATCAAACCATCACCATTGTATTATGGCGCAGAGCTAGAAGAAGCCATTCTATTAAAATCAACCACTATACATGTGGAAAGAGAATTTAAAATTGCCGGTTTTTCTCCAAATGTAATTTATATTAGAATTGCTACTCATAGAGGAAATAAAGCTCACTTGTTTTTAATTGCAGATACTCCCGAGAATAGTTTCAAAGAAATAATAGAAGATTTTGAAGTTAAAATTCATGTAACCGTCGAGAATCATAAGGGTCTCGGCTCACACTTTGATGGTTTTGAGCTTTATAGGCTATTCGCCGAAAGCAACAAACATTATCTATTGCCAAAGTACTGGTTTTTCGGAAAATATGCATGGCCAATCAATATGCCCCTTAATAGTGTGTATAAAGCATCTAAGTGTGAAATATATGAAGTCCCAAATTGGAGCGAATATACAAAGAAAAAATCAAGGAGAAAGGATAATAATGAAAATGAATAAAAGAATTGTTTTAAAGTTGAGTGGCGAGGCTCTTGCGGGTAAAACCAAAACTGGCTTGGACAATGAAATGCTAACAAACATTGCCACCGAAATAAAAAAGCTTGTTGATAACAACGTGCAAGTGGCTATTGTAGTTGGAGGCGGAAACTTCTGGAGAGGAAGAAATGGAGAAGACATGGACAAAACCAAATCTGACCATATAGGTATGCTTGCAACTACAATTAACGGAATTGCTCTTGCAAATGCAATGGAAAGGACAGGTTTAGAGGCTGTAGTTCAAAGTAGTATCGATATTCCGATTGCAAAAGTATTCATTAAAGACGATGCTCTTAAAGCTTTAGAACGCGGAGCAGTAGTAATCCTTACCGGTGGGACAGGAAATGCTTTTTTTACCACTGACACGGCAACTATACTCCGTGCCTTGGAATTGGAAGCAGATACTGTTTTGCTGGCGAAGAATATAGACGCGGTATATTCCGCTGACCCAAATCAAGATAAAAACGCAATAAGATATACCAATATATCTTATAAAGAACTCATTGAACAAAAGCTTAAGGTTATAGATACCACAGCTGTTGCTTTAGCACAGGAAAACAAAGTGGTATGTCATCTGTTTTCTCTCAGAAATCCCGGTAATATTAGTAAAGCTGTTTTCGATAAAGAAGCAATTGGTACTATTATCAGCGAATAATAAGACAAGGAAGAGATGGAGCGTTGATAAACATTACTCCATCTCTTGTTATTTATAATATTATTTTCTGACCGTTTTTAAATAAAACTGTATATTTTTTGCAGTGTGAAACCTCAACCCTTTCAACAAGTGTTAACCAGAGTTCCTCATCAAATGAAGTTATAGATTCCGGCTTGTTTCGTAGTGCTTCGATAAAAGTTTGCATTTCACGCTCTTTGTTGATGCGTTCGTTTCTTTCAGCTGTAGCTATACTCAGCCTTTTCTCGGCTTTTTCATATCTGCGGACAAGACTGTTATATTTCTTTGTGTATGTATCCTGCGACTGTTTTTTTCGTGCGTTTTCATTTACGCATTGACTTACAAGTTCAGAAACAACCTTTAGCTCTTCGTTGAGACTTTCAATCTCTGCATCAAGTTCGGTGCGGTCACATATCGTTTTAATCATAAGTTGGCAATCTTCAATTACCTTTGTTTTATTTGCCATTACAATATTGTATGCCTCAACAAAGATTTGATGAATTTCCTCAGTGGTGAGATGCGGTGTTTTACACTTTTTCTCGTTTTTGAATTTACCGTTGCATTGGTAAATTGTAGCTTTGTATTTATCCTTTGAATGCCAAAGTTTGGCACCATAGAAACCACCGCAATCAGCACACACTATTTTTGATGCATATATATTATTTCCGCTGTAAGATTTTCCAAGTTTTTCTCGTCTTGACATTTCTGTCTGAACAATATCAAACTCTAATTTCGGAATAATAGCCGGATGACTATCTTCTACATAGTACTGTGGAACTTCACCCTCATTAACCTTCATTTTCTTTGTAAGGAAATCAACCGTGAACTTCTTCTGCAGAAGCGCATCACCTTTATATTTTTCGTTTGTGAGAATACTATGAACCGTAGATTGACTCCACTTTGGTTTCCCGGAAACTGTAGGAATGCCCAATTTTTCAAGTTCTCGGCAAATGCCACTCGGTGTTTTTCCACCCATAAAGAGCTTGTATATTAGGCGGACGATTTTTGCCTCAGCTTCGTTTATGACAGGTTTGCCATCTTCACCTTTATCATAACCAAGGAAACGTTTGTAGTTCATTTTAACTTTACCATCGGAGAACCTTTTTCGTTGACCCCAGGTCACATTTTCAGAAAGGCTTCGGCTTTCTTCCTGGGCAAGGCTCGACATAATAGTTATGAGAAGTTCGCCTTTAGAATCGAATGTGTATATATTTTCCTTTTCAAAGAAAACCTCGGTTCCGTTTTCCTTGAGCATACGAACTGTTACAAGGCTATCGACCGTGTTTCTTGCGAAACGGCTGACTGATTTTGTAACAATAAGGTCTATTTTCCCTGCAAGTGCATCTGCAACCATTTCATTGAAGCCATCGCGGTGTTTTGTGTTAGTACCCGAAATACCCTCATCAGTATAAATCTTTACAAAAATCCAATCTTCTCTTTGGCTAATGAATTTGGTATAGTAATCAATCTGTGCTTCGTAACTTGTAAACTGTTCGTCACTGTCTGTTGATACACGCGCATAAGCGGCGACCTTCCTTTTTGCAACAGATGTTGTGGCAATTGAAGTAAACTTATTTTTTGTTGCCGGTATAACTCTTACAGCTTTACTCATGTGTTTTTCTCCTTTCCAATGTTTTCAGACGAGCCTCTTCCTTCATTTCAGGTGTCCAACTTTCTCTACGTGAACGGTCTTGCCATTCTCTTTCAACAATATGCCCATCTTTAAAAACAAACTGTAAATGATTTGCTTTCGGAACAATAATTTTTTCAATCAATGTTTCAAACAGCTCTGCGTCAAATTCCGGCAAACCAAGAACTTCCGCCGATACCGCACACAAAGTTTCATCAGGAATCTGCTTCGATGCACACTCTTTTTTGCCAAGCTTATCGAATGTTGAACATATCCAAACTACTCTGGCTGTTGTCACTTTCCGTCTGAAATTCTTATTGCAGTTTCCGCATACAATTTTACCTGTAAACGCATATTTCTGAAGTTCTGTTTTCTTTAAATATTTTCTTTTTCGTCGTTCAAATTCCGTTTGAACTTGGTTGAACATTTCCCTCGAAATAATAGGTTCGTGGTTGTTCTCCACATAATACTGCGGTTTTTCACCATTGTTTTTCCTTGTCTTTTTTGTTAAATGGTCGGTTCTAAATGATTTTTGCAAAAGTAGATCTCCGATATATTTTTCATTTGATAAAATATATCGAACTTTCTTTTCTGTCCACCTGCTATTTGTGTTGCTTTTAATGCCGTGCTCATTTAGTTCAGTGGCTATCTTCAATATACCAAAGCCGTCTAAAAATAATCTGTATATCTGCTTTACAATTTCTGCCTCGTATGGCACAATTTCTAAACCACCATCTGCTGTTCTTTTATATCCGTAAATATTTTGAACTGACATAGGAAGAATACCTTGTTCAAAGTCGTTATGAATGCGCCACTTTACGTTTTCACTCACCGACAAACTTTCTTCCTGTGCATATGATGCCAAAATTGTGAGCATAAGTTCACCGTCCGCACTTAATGTGTTAATGTTCTGTTCCTCGAAGAAAATTCCGATACCGAAATTTTTAAGTTCTCTCACAGTTTCAAGTAATGTGACGGTGTTTCGAGCAAACCTTGATATGCTCTTGGTAATTACCATATCAATTTTCCCTGCACGGCAATCTGCTATAAGTCGTTGAAAGTCTGCACGATTATCCTTTGTACCGGTAAGAGCTTCATCAGCATATACACCAACATACTCCCAATCATCGTGGGATTGTATGTAGTCGCTATAGTAACTCACCTGTGCCGACAAAGAATGTAGCATCGCATCCTTTCCGTTTGAAACACGGGTATATGCTGCAACATTTTTCTTTTTGTCTAAGCTTGGAATAGCCTTTATTTCGGTAATTCTCATTGATATATTACACCTCCTTGTGTGGTATATTACCGTCATTTTGACTATATATCAACCCATTATCGAAAAATATACTACACGATTCTACGCCGTACTTTTGTGCAATTCTTGTATTAATTTTAGAGTAATCTTCAGCGGATATTAACCCAATTTCAAGCATTGTTTTTGCTTGTTTCATAGAGGCTTTGTAAGATGCTACATTTTTATAAAGCTCAATACTATCCATTACAATTCCTCCTTTGATAACAGTTCTGTGAACAATATTTTCTGTTAGCACTTTTATAAGCGGTAAATTTTGTCCCACAAGTAGGACAAGTAAGTTCTTGAACAAAAGTACTACTGTAGCTGGCTTTATGTTTTTTCCACCAGGTAACTTTGCATACGTCATCACAAAAAACACGCGGTTTTGTCTTTGATTTGGATAAAATGGGTTTCCCGCAATATTTACATCTTTTTGCTTCTTTTGTAAGTGCATCCGTATTCAATTTGTTTCTGTAACAGTATGATTTAACTGAACTAGTTGATATTCCTAACACATTACTTATTTCAGTATAGCTACAGAGTTTTTCTCGCATTTTCTTTATTGTGTTTTTCTGCTCATTGGTCATAGTGATTCCTCCAATCCGAGGGGTTTCCTCACTGACCACTGGAAACAAAAACAGCGTTTGGGAAAAAATAGGCAAAAAAATTAAGCCTGCAAGGAAATAAATCCTCACAGGCTCAAATATCATACATTTTTATTTCTTAAGTAGTTAGCTGTTTTTCGTGCAAGCCAGTAGCTGTTTGTGTCCTCTTCGAGTTTCTTAAGCCACAACGCACTGTCCGAGATGATTCCACGGTGGGCAAGTTCCCAAACGATGTCATTAACCGAAGTGAGTTCAGTTACGGTATCAGTTGTTGTATTGCCGGACAAGAGCTTCTTTACATCAGATCTAAAAGTATCCATGCTCTTGCCATGTTTCGGAAACCAATGCATAACATCGCCGTGGTTTGATGCGATACCTTTTTTATAACCTTCCGAATGGCAAATGATATCTTTTTCGGTCAATCCGTATTCCTTGCAAAGGTAAGCACAAAGTTCAACCGCTTCTTTATAAACTGCATTGAAATATGTGCTATCGGACAAACCATCCTCACAAATTTCAAAACCGATGTGAGTGTTGTTTGCCGAACCGCCTGCGTGCCAACCTCTGTGATTCCACGGCAAGGTTTGATACGTAGCAACAGACCCATCGGCAAGCTTACCGATGAATCCGTGAACACACACCTGAATACCACCGGGACGAGCTGTGTCCCAATGGTTACCATACTGATTCTTACCGATTTTTCCGTCATCGGGAAGATAACGCTTGAGCCACGGATTGTTAGCTCCTGTGGAGTGAACCATGATACCTTTTACAGTAATCTTCTTTCCTGCCTTGTAGCAATCATTGTTTGTTAAAATAAGCTTATTTAGTTTCATTATTTTTACCATCCTTTCTTAATCTTGCAAGGGCATTCTTTATAGGTTCAGGAAGTGGAAGTCCCATCTGCCCCCAATTTTCAAGTATAGAAAATCCCTCGTTTGCTATGTAGTATGAAACTGTAACCGTGCGGAGTGCTGCACCATCAATCGCAATTAACATATCAAGCTGTGTGGAAACTGCGACAATCAGCAGAATTCCGATTTTCTTGACTCCTCCAATATAGAACTTGTGAGAGTCAAACTCTTTCAAAACCCATGCCTTTATAAATCCGCTTATGAAATCGATGATAATAAAAGCAATCAGAATTGAGAGCATAGTGTCCATACCTCCAAAAATGTATGCAAGAGATGTGCATACTGCTGTGTAGAAAATTTTAAGTTTTTCCATAAGTCATTCCTCCTTAAAAATCTGCAGATAGCTTTCGCTTTTTTCTGCACCGTAATAATGTAGAACTAATATATAATAAGTAGTTCCGGCAGTGAGGTCGAAACTACGGTCATAAAAATATCCGTCATACAACTCTGTAAAATCAGAACTGTAAAAACGGAGTTCATGGTCACCCGATATTCTTTTTTCTTTAATCCGATATTTCCAGCTTGTATCAGGCGTAAATGTGTATAGCCAACTTGACTCGGATTCGGAAGTGTAGTAGTCGGAATAGACAGGGGCAATAGGTTTTAGAGTATCACCGACATTTGCGAATATCCCGGAGGCCTTAACAAGTTGACCATCAATATTTACATAAACTTCTGTAGGTTCCTGTTCAATTCCATAGTAGTTAGGAAATATGCCATAGTGGAAATTGCCTTGTGCCGGTGTTTTTACTTCAAAAGTTTCTGTAAGCATAATTTCTTCAACGCTAAACCAGGATGACCATGTTCTTGATGAACCGGGATCGGATGAAGGTATCACAGCAAACATTGTGATATCGTAACCATTAATATCACAATCCAATGTATATAACCCGGTGTCAGGCATGGTAAATGTTTCAATATCAACCCATGAGCCATTTGATTTGCAAACCATAAAATCCCAACTTCGGTTATATATAGTTCCTGAACCTGTGTTTTCAACTTCGACATTGATTTTTAAATGTCTGCAAGCCGGTATCGTGTTATTAAACACCATTGGATATGTGTAACATCCATTCAGTTTCTTCTGCGAAGTTGCCCATTGATTTCCGAATCTTTTGTTTTCGTCATAACCGATATAGGGATAATTGTATGTAAAATTAACTGTAGCCATATCGCACCTCAAAAAACTTTTATTAAGATATCACCATAACTTGTGGTAGGTGGAGTATCACCGCTTGTCCATAGCACTATATTCCTTACTTGTTTCGTTGTATATGAAGTGTTTGAATATGCTGTGAGCTGTGCTGTCATTGTTGTGGCAGAGTTCTTTTTTACAAAGTTTGAATCAACATAGGTTTTGTTGGCTATATCATAGGAGTTTGATGGATTTTGAACTCTTGCTCGACCGCTCGAATCACGCATCATTAGTGTACTTGCGGTGTATTCATTTGTGGCATTATTCATTTTTGTTTTATCGGTTGAGCTCATAAATCCATTAGCTGAGGCTGTTGCATTTGCATGAGACCCGTTATTGATGTGGGCGGCACATTGCTCAAGATTAACCGGAGGGTCAGACTGCCAAGAAGACTGTCCTGTTATTATCTTTATTCTGTTTGCAATCCATCCAAGAACAGTTTGAAGTTTACCTTTGGATGAGCTTCCGGGTGATTCGGTTGCAGAGATTGACGGAGTCAAAGCTCCATCAATCTCGTCAAAGTTTTCATTCAAAACTGCAATATCAGCAGTGTCAGAATAAAGCGGTTTTTTGAGTAAATAATTAGTTGTTTCCTTTGGCATAATTCATCACTCCTTGAACCAAACAAGCACCTTGTCCTCTGAAACTCTCTTGAGAACAGGGTACCCGTTTTCAATTGATTTAACTGCAATTCCGTTTGGCCCCGGTCTGCAAATATCTCCACTTTGAAGTGTTCCATCATCATACACAACAAGTTTTCCGAGCACACCAACAGGAGACCATTCGGGTCTGTCTTTTCTGGGGATATATTCTTCCGAACTATCCCAAGCAGGATTAAGGATAGGTTGTCTTTCAATGTGTTCTTCGGAAATCAAGTTCATCTCCTCGTCATACTCTGCAGGAACAACTACATCGTGATACTGAATTCTTCCAAAGTCGTCCGTTACATATTTACCTTTCCAGTGCATCTCACCGCTGTCACCGATAATTGCAGGCATTGCAGAAATGATACCAAGCGGTTTATCAAACTCACTGCATTTTACGATTTTTTCACCATCAAGTTTTACGAAATATCCGACACGGTCCTCGGCATTGAGGTTTCCGTCCGCCCATTCAAAATATTCTGCATAGTCGGCACAAGGAGATGTGTATTCAGCATCAGCGTGAACACTACCATCGGATAAAACTTTGAATGCAAGACCGGGAGTTTTATGTCCGGTACCGTTTGCAAGTGCGAGTGAATATGGTTCTGTTGTCATTCCGTATTTCCCCCAAATGTTAGAACCTTCAGCGCCGGCGATAGTGTAGTATCCGTTTGCGTTAGTATATTTACCGCTTGCAATAGAATAATATCCTCCAGCACAAGAAGCGTTGGCATATGAGGTAGATGTGTCAACAACAAAAATTATTCCGTCTGGAAATAATTGATATGCATAGTTACCACTGCTACCAAGATATGCTTCACTATCAAGGTATATAGTGTTTCCGCTAACGGAACTTATGTTAAGTTCGGCATATATTATAGTATTGTTTGTGTTGAAGCAACGGAGAATTATTTTATGTGACGATGTTATTCCCGATAAAGAATATGTGGGGTCTATGGTCAAAGTTTTTGCAGTTCTGTTTATTCCTGTGCATTTAAGAGGTCTACCGTATGTTTTTGCATAATATCCCATTGCAAAAGAATATGGAGTATACGCATAAGCGTAGTTAAATGCAGCTCCGTATTCAGCCTCGCTTTTGGCATAGTTTGCAGAAAAAGCATTATGCTTTGAGGCGGTTGAATATCCAAATGCAGATGAGTAACTTCCGCTTGCAGATGCTGAATTTGCTGCAAAAGAATATCCACCTTTTGCATTACCGGAATTTACACTTATGCTATTAGTTCCAAATGCTGCTCCGCCCAAACACAAGCCGCCGTCAGTGTTGTCTAAAAGATAATGCTCGTTCAACGGAATGCAGGTGTGAAGATATGTATAATCCTCGACGGTGTGATTATTATCAGGCGGTTCGGATGAAATTTCAACTCCTGAAATTTTCATACATTCGCTGCTCTCATCGATTTCGGTTATTTCTCCGATAGTTAATCCGGAATATACGGAAACATAATCATCCCAGTTGTCGTTAGCCCACATTTTGCATAAATTTATGACTATTTTATCGCCAACCTTGAACGGCAACGAAAAATCAGTCGGCTCTTCATCATAAAAATAGTAGTAATAATACAGGATATTGTTAGATGTATCAAAGTACGGAAAATACAATTCAAAATCAAGAGTTTTGCTTTTTGAAATATTGTCCGTTATTATAGCCAGGTTGCTACCTACAATACAATTATCTGAGCCTATGATAAGATTGTTATTACCATACACAACATTATTTTCGCCAATAATTACATTGTCCGAACCATCAACATACATTTGTTTCCCCATAATATTTTGGATAGAACCACCATTTTGGTAAAGCTCGTTAATTGCTGTTACAATTGTTTTTGCGGTAGTTCTTAATTTTGCAACATCACCGACTTCATCATAGGTTGCAAGACCTATGTCGTTAGGATGTATTTCTGCCATTATTCATTCCTCCTTGCATAAGCATTTGTTCCGTCCCACACAACTCTGCCGTTACCATCATTACTGCTTGCATAATAAACTTGACCTTCATCGGTGATGTTCAGTACCTTTTTGTGTTCAAACACCAATACTTCATCCCAAGTATAATTTTTTACTGTTGTCCAATTTTGGAGAGTATCTATGACATCTTCCCAAAGTCTGTAAGTGAAGATATATTCAACAGCCAAGTGTGCAGGTTTTATTTCCTCAATCATTGCTTGAATGTCGGCGATGTTATACGGAATACCTGTTCTTGATGTGAATTTAACAGCAAAGCAATATTCAGACGGATATTCAATTATTTCTATATCTCCGTTTATAAAGGATGCAGCTACATTTTTAACCATCTTTTTTGTAACTGTACCCGTACCACGAAGTTTTGATAAAACTCGACCTCGGCGTGTATCAAGGTCAGCTGATGGGTCCGGGGCAAGACCAACATCCTGTTCGTGTTTTTGGATGTTTTCATCAGAAAGAACAACAAAGAACTGATTTTCTGTAAGGCTTACTTGGGCTTTCAACCTTTCCATTTCAAGTTCAATGCTGTTCAATAATTCATTCATTACTTTTGATTTTCTATAATATGATGGCATTTTCTTAAGCAATGGAAATCACCCCCAAAACAGGAACTTCGGTTTCACCGATATCAATGTTGTCAATACCACCATTTAAAGTAAGGTCACTATAGTCATTGATTTCAGCACAACTTAAGATACAGCCACCGATTTGTGCATAGGATATGTAAGTACCTGTGAATGCATTTTTTTGCAGATATCTTGTGATACTTTCCGAAATCTTTGTTCTTGCGGTTTCGATATCAACACCATTTGCAAGGACAAGAGAAACATCGATATCAAGAACAAGCGGAGTTGCACTTTCAACTGTAACCTCGGCTCCGATAGGTCTGTTTTCTTCAATGTGATTTTTAACCTCGGTGATAAGTTCCTCACTTGCTGCACCCTTATCGGAGTTTATTATGATAACCTTAACAGTACCATTGCCGTTCCATAACGGTAGACACTTCGCATCACCAACACCGCTGATTTCTTTTGCCCACATAATGTAGTGATATTTACTGCCGGATGTTGCCGGAAGTGATACTTTTTCAAAGTAACGCTCACGGAGTTCATCGTCAGTTTCTTCATCAAAGCCATCCTCGGCAGCGGTTTCATTTATAACTGACACCAATCCTGACAAAGTTACCGGGAATCGATTTATTGCACCAATTGGAACATTACCGATTTTGCCCGGTGTATCACATTGTGCAGTAACAGTTGCTGTGCCCGTTTCTTCAAGGGTAGCATTTTGGGTCACAGTAAAAACAAGGGTATCAGATGCAACCTTATCACCGCTTGAAATCTTGCTTCCCGGTGTTCCCATGACAGTAATACTTACAATTGCATTTGTTGCAGGTTTTCTCACAATACCTTGTTCGGCAACTTTGGTATCAAGGTATGTACCTTTTGCAGTAAGAGCAAAACCATTCTTAAGAATTTCTTCAACTCTTACATAAATCTCTGCAAGTTGTTCAGAGAGAGGTCTGTCAACATCATAAAAAAATGAGCCGACAGTCTTGTCGAACTCATCACTAATCTGTGACAGTAAGCGTGATAGAATTTGCTCCTGATTCACCTAAATACACCTCCAATGTAACTGTGATTGAATTGGCATCCCTTGTAAGTTGAAAGCCACTTACATTTGAAATTTGAGGATTTTGAAGTAGAGCTTCTTCGATTTCTCTTTTCAGCTCGGCTTCAATGAATTCTACGGTATAATTGTTGCCGATGATTAAATCCTCTAAATGACATCCATATTCGGTGTCATCATATATTGGGTATCTGCTTTTTTCTGTTCGGATTATTTTTTCAATCCATACACGGATTGCTTCAACTCCATCACACACAACGAGCTTACCATCACGAACAACAAAGTCACCCTTTTCAAAATCGAAAAGGTATGTCTTTGTGCCGTTGGAAACAACTGTATCATTATTGGGGACAGTTGAATCTTGCGTTTCCGGGAACATCATCGCACCACTCCAATCACTATAAATTTTTGATAGTTTGAGAAAGGAAGTAAAACAACTTCTTTTCCTAAATGTATATAATCGCCTTCATAGTTTTGCTCCTTAAGATTAAAGAGACAATCCAAATGGCTGTCGTTTAATATAACCTTTTCATTAATGCGGATTTTGGTTTGAGGTAGCTCAATTATTCTGCCGAACATAGGTGAGTACCCAGCTTCATTATTTCGTTCTTTGAACAGTTTAGCAAGTTCTGTTATACCATTCATGCTGACCACCGCCTTAAATCAAGTTTTACATAATGGATGCCTTTTTTAATACTGTGTCCGCTGCCTTCAATGAGATAATTTTTATCCTCAATAGTGATTATCATTCCGGCTCTTGTGTAGCTGTTTATTGCTTCTATGATTTCACAAGAGAATGATTCTTTCTTTTTATTGAGTTCGACAAGCTGCGTATCTGCCACAGTATTGGCATTTTCTTTTTCAGGGTCTATTTTCACAACCTTCTGTAGTAGACCATACTTTGTAATATTTGTCTCATCCCTCTTGGTTGCAAGCAAGGAATATACATTGTCTTTTTCGGATACAACCTTTATACTGTTTTTCATTTCATCAATACTTGTAGAATGAGAAACACCGCCTCGTAGAAGCGGTGAGAAAATAAGATGTGTATTAGGTGTAATCCGAAATTCAGGGTAAGCATAAAACTCACCATATTTATAAATCCTTACACCCTTTGGGGTGACATCAAGGTTATAACCGCCACCACAAAGGTCAAGGATATCTTTGATTATATCTGAAAGCACCTTGTCAAGATAAAGCTGTGTAATTTCAGTATTCAGATCGGGAATGCTCTCTATTGGAATGCCATAGTCCTCACATATTTTTGTGATGGCTTTTTTTGCAGTCATTTTATTGAACTGATATGTCTCGGATGACTTATTAAGATACCATCCGAAATCGCATGAGGTATATTTGTTTACTATATCAGAACCATCGTCAACAGAAATAATAATCCCTTTATAGATTTCCCCTCCTGTTACTATGCTTACAATGCTGCCCTCAACAGGGGCATAGAAATTTAAATATTTTGTATCGGTTTTTGCCACTTCAAAAGAAAGTGATGTAGCAAGTTCATCAAGAGTATTTTGCCATGATACATTTCCGGCATATGCTGTTATATCAATGCCGTCTGCAATTATCTGAAATTCACTCACCAAACCACCTCCTATAAAAGCGGAACTTCACCAAGCGTAATACTATAATTCATATCACCGTCTTTTTTTATACTGTATGAAAAGTCATCTATGCAGCAAGCCATATTGATTGGTGTGTCGGTGATAATCAGCCTGATGGGAAGTTTTTGTTTGACCCATGTGTCTATGGTATAGAGGTAACCGAAAGCCGTGTCACTTCTGTCACGAAGAAACGGGTAATCACGAACCGGGAAGAAACTGCTCCACGATATACTCTTTAGAGCAGGTTTCCCGATAAGTTTTAATTGTCCTTGAGTTACAGTTTCAAAAGTTTCATTTGATTGTGGTTTTGAAACTGTAAATTCAGGAGGAAGAACAGGCAAACGGAGTACCTGTTCTCGGTTATTAACACTCAAATAAATATCCATTTGTCTGCCTCCTTATAGATTTGATAGTGCAAATTTCAACTTTGGCATTAGCTCATCAATAATATCTTCCACAGCCTTGCCATCTGCATAGATATTGATGTTGAAATGATTCTCTGCCTTTTGCGGTGCTTTCTGTGCAAGAGGTGTAACCTGTGCTCCTCTTGGTAAGGTCAACATTTCGGGGCCTTTTTCACCGACAATAACGGTACCGTCTGTTCGGATTGTACCACCTTTTGCAAGGAGTGGAATCTGCGGAGCGGTGAAGGTAGGAATAGCCGGAATGCCGACAGCACCCGTTACCTTGTTGATTCCGTTAATAAGTCCGTTGACACCTGAAACAGCACCACGAATCATAGAATTGATGGCTGAAATGATACCGTTAATAGCACCTTTTATAGCACCAACAATTCCGTTCCATACATTTTTGATTGCGTTTCCGATGCCCGTGAATACGGAAGTGCAAGCAGATGAAATTGTGTTCCAAGCTCCACTTAAGAAGCCTGTGATTCCGTTCCAAACTGACATCACAGTATTTTTGATTCCTTCCCACAAGCCGGAGAAGAATGAACCGATTGCCGAGCCGACAGAAACGAAGAAATCACCAACCGCTTGAAATGCGTTTTTACACCAAGCACAGATTGAGTCCCAATTCATCCACATCGCAACACCAATGGCGATAAGGGCACCGATAGCAACAATGATAATACCGATTGGATTCGCAGTAAGCGCCACATTTAATGCCCACTGTGCCGCAGTACAAATGCCCTGACAAATTGCCCAAGCATTCTGAACAAGGTTAATAGCAAGAACGGCCCCTTTATATACAAGGATTGCTCCGGCTATACCTGCGATGATTGGAGCTATCAAACCCCAATTATTAACAAAGAACTCAAACACAGCCGTAGCTCCTGCAACAACCCCTGCAAGGGCATCTACAATAAACGGCAGTCCTACATCCTTAACCCAATTAAGTGCGGGTTTACAAAACTCAAATGCAGAAAAAAGAGCATTCTTCAGTATTCCAAGAATCGTAAGAATACCGCTGAATGCACCCGAATTCGCCACTACTGCGTTTTTTATATTTGTAAATGCTGATACACCAAAATTCCATACCGCTTGAAATGCTGTAGCAAGAGGCGGCAGAACATTGTCTTTAATCCATACAAGTGGAACTTTTACGGCATTTACTGCGTTTGTCATAAACTGTTGAGCTTGAGGAATTTTTGATGCCATGAATGTAACAACACTTGTTACTGCAGGTAGTACCGCATAACCAACAATGTCTTTTACCGAACCCCACGCATTTTTTAACTGTATAACCTTTCCTTCAGGAGTGTTTGCCATGTTTTCTGCCAAGCCTCCGAAGTTCTGATTTAACACTTCAATAAGGGTTGCTGTTCGTTCTGACTCTGTCCCTGTTTTAAGGATTTGTCCTTGTGCTTCTGTAAAAGAAACACCTACACGGGAAAGAGCACCAACTTGACCTTGCATAACCTTACCAACGAGGTTTGCGGTTTGAATCATCTGCTCTTGAGATACATTCACACCATATGTACCAACAGCGAGGTTCTGAATAGAAGGAAGTAAGTCCTTTATTGATGATGATTGGAGCTGAAATGTTGCAAGCTGTGATGCACCTGCAACTGTAGCATCACCTTCTATGGTTGTTACGAGTTCAAGTGCATCACCATAAGCAATAATTTCATCAACTTGTGCTTGGGTTGTTCCTTGCACATTCATCATAAGCGTTCCAAGACGCTCATTAGCTCGTTCAAGCTCCATAACCCCGGTTACACAGTCAGTTACAAAGTCTTTAGCTTGGCTGAATCCGGCATAAGCCGCAACAACCCCGGTTACTTTTTTAGCGAGACCTGCGAGGGTATCCCCGGTGGTCTTGCTTTGAGTACCCATTTTCTTAAGACTTCCTGTAGCATTTGTGGTGTTGTTTTTTAGGTTTTTCAAGCCGTTAATGGCATTCTTTATCCCGGTAGTAAAGTTACCGTCCTTGATGGACAAGGTTGCACCGATATTTTTCTTTGCCATTAGCTCTCACCACCTGTCAATGCCTTATATTTTTCAAGCTCGTCCTCCATAAAGATTTCATAACAACCTTTATAAAACAGCTTTTCAGCAAATGGTAAGTTTATAATCTTTTCAGGGACGATTCCTCGATTAAGGAAGTGACAGAGCATGGCAAGCTCTCCGTCACCTCTTATGAGTTTTTTATGTCATTTACCACTTTTACACCGTCAACATATCCTGCGAGTTTCAAGCACTCAACAGCAATCTGCGGAATTTCTCCTGTTTCAAAAACCTTCTCGACAATTTCCATTGGGTCAACACAGCCGAACTCTGTCTGCAATTCTTTTGACTTAAGACAGGGTTCAACCACGCATGAGTAAACCATATAAGCATCACCGTTGTCCATTTCTTGTGCATCACGGGCGAGTGCTGCTGTCGGACTTTCGATTGTGATAGTTCCGTCAAGAGACTTTACATACAGCTCGGCTGTTTTAGGTTTCTTCTTGCTTTCAAGCATCTGTTCTTTTCTGCGGATAAGTTCCTGCAGAGTGATTTTTGTATTCTTATTCATGAAAAATTACCTCACTTTCACTAAATCCGGGAAGTAGTAATCGGTGAAGCCACCGCTGTATTCCTCGTCAATCATCTTTGCGTTTTCAAACTTCTGAAGAGTAAGCTCGTTAAACCAAGCATTCTCAATTACAAGTCTTTCGCTGCCGTATGCATCAGGGTCATCAATTTTTGAAATGATCTGAATACGGACATCCTGACCTTGTTTTATTTTTTCGGAAAGGAGCTGTGCTCCACGAGAGAACACTTTCTTAACCTTCATGCTCCATTCACCCGTGAGACCTGTCATTTTGGAGTCCTTTGCCATCTGCATAACAAAGTCAACATCCTCACGCTCAATTTTCACCTTTGCTTCGTATGAATCAGTTTCGTAAACAGGCTCTCCATCAATGTAAACCATGCCCCATTTACCATTCATAACTCTTGGTGCTGTAGGTTTTACTGCCATGTTCGGATACCTCCTTATTCAATGTAAATTCTGAAGTTCAAATCTTCGATAGCATCTTGGATTTGAATGTTTGCTTTTACAAACACATTTGTGCCTGTATTTGCGGTCTTGATTTTTTCATCATCCCAACTTGATACATCCTTTGTTTGGCTAAGCCATTCACGGGTTGCATCAATATCGATTTCAGCCTTGTTGTCGAACTGGTCATAAAGAACACCACGGCTTGCAAGGTCTTTGAAATACTTATTGACCGCAGCTATAAATACGATTTTGTTATCGTATGAGTTTTCAACCTTACCGACAAACTCATCCTCGAATGTGTTTCTGATATCATCACGAATCATATCCACAGCTTCGACAATCTTAATCTTTGCAAAGTCGGAACTCTTATTTTCTGTAAACTCCGTAAGAGAGTTAACACCTCTTGCAATCTTGATTTTTGTACCATCATTAATGAGGATAAGTTTTCCGTTGTCGATGTCTGCATCGGGAGTAATGCTTTCGGTAATACTCTCAACTTCGGGAAGTGCATAGTATGTGGCACTTCTGTTAAGAGGAAGTCCTGCAAGGATACCTGCTATTCTCGGTGCAAATTCAGCGGTTGTATATGTTTTTGAACCAACCTTGATGTTGTCGGTTTCAAAATTAATAATGCCTTCAAATCCGGCAGAACAATGCGGAAGAATGGCTTTGAATGTCTTATGGTTCTGATTACGCATTTCGGTAATGAAACCGACAACAGAATCAATTTCATCATCTGTGATTTGCGGAACCGTTAAGTAATACCATTGCTTGTTTACCAATCTTTCAAGAGCTACATTGACATCATCATCGGTTCTTACTCTCTCAACGATAACCTTTGAAGGACTGCCCATAAAAATGAGCTGTAAAAAAGCGAGATTCGTTGCCGTAAAATGGCTTTTTATAATCTCGCTCTCTTTTGTGTAGGTATATGTTTCTGTAGTGTTGCTGTTGTCCTTTAAGATGACAGCAACAATGCCTCGTTCACTTCTTGAAATGATAGTTTCTGCGAGGGTCTTAAATTCAATTAAAATTTTAGGAAGTCCCATGACTACCTGTCACCACACTTTCATTTAATGATTTCATTTTAGGAGTTTTTGTTGTTTTCCTATTTGTTTCCTGTAGGAACTCAAGCTCAAAGTATGCAAGCAGAGTTGATTTGTCAGCATCGAATGTTATTTCATTGATTGACAAATATCTGTCATCAACTTTGAGAGGAGTGGTAAGAAATATCTTCTTGAAATCTTCAGCGGTTTTTATAAGTTCCTCTTTGGTTTCGATTGCCGGGAAGTATGCGATTTCTACGCTGTCCGTTACAAGTTCAGAAAACTGATTCTGTACTTCTACATTGACGGGCATAACCTCAATAAAACAAGCAGGCTTTGAAAAACCTTCTTTGACCTCCGAAGCAATGACAGAGTAATCATTTTTCTTTAGGAGCTTTGCAACCGCTGTTTGTATATCTTTTAAGTCAATCATAATTCAACCTCTTTCACGAGGTCGGCAAGGAGCTTCTCTGCCGACTTATCGAATGTATTTTCGATGTCAGATAAAGCAGAAGAAATCATATGTTTACCTTCAACTCGACCGCCGGACTTAACACCTCGAACAGCTCTTTGCAAGACATTCAGTTTTCGTCCGTTTTTACTGCCTTTGCCACCCGTTACAACCTCATGTCCATCTTCAACAAGATGGGCATATCTGTGTGCGGATTGCATACGGGCGACTCGTGCTTTGCCATAAACTTTCGGCTTTTTAGCTCTCCATGTGGATTTGAGCTTTTTGGTTTTACCTATAGGAGTTTTGCTTTTGGTTCGGTTGGCTGCAACACGAGTCATTGCCATAAGCATTGCATCGGTTTTGTTTGGGTATTTTTGCTCTATACGATTAAAGGCTTTCTGCAAATCTTCAAAACCGAAAGTACCATCATCTTTAGCCATCGTATTCCTCGGTATCAAAATTCTGTGCTGTTGTTTTATCCTTTTCGGTAGCCACTATTTGAAGCTCCTCATGTCTACCATTAAGGTCGAGAATTGATACGATTTCAAACTCCCTGTTGTCATACAAAATATGCATATCCTGTGTAATCCTCGGAAAGAAACGGGTTGATATTTTGTATGTGGTTTCGGTACGGAGTTTTTGGCTTTCTTCGTACTCTCTGCCACTCATGGGAACAACAAGTCCTGCAACAGAGAAGTTTTTAAGTGCCAACTTATGAGCATAAGGTTTGCCGTTATTGTATTCTAATATGGCATTGCCGTCATTGTCATAAGTCAAATAAACCTTATCTGCATCTACCTGAAGAGGCAAAGGAAGAAAAGGCTTGAATGGTTTGTATCTCGGTACAGTTTCACCCATAGAATTTGTTTTCATATCTGTAGGATGAAGGAATATAATTCTGTGCCTTAATTTTGAAAAGTTCATCAGAACACCTCGTTTCTATAATCATCCAAAAGACGGTACACCGCTTTTGGGAGAGGTGTGCCATCTCTGTGTTCAAAGTAGTGAGAAATTACCAAGAGCTGTGCAAGTCTTATACTTTCAATCTGCTCGGTCGGGAGCTCCTTCCGAAGATAGTTCTCGCATAATTCCTTTGCAAGAAGCAGAAGGACGGAAATATATCCGTCCTCCGCATCTGTATCAAGTCTTAAAAATTCCTTTACTTCATCAATCGTCAGCATTGGCTTTTGCACCTGCCTTCGGCTTTGATGCAGTTATCTTAATCTCTTCCGCAAGGTTGCCTTCAACGAGGTCTTTTCCGACCTCGTTGGTTACATCGACAACATCGCCTTTTTTGTATGAGAACTTAAGTCCGCTGCATCCCTTAAGAATTTTTATCTTCATAAGGCATCACCTCACGCATTCTTCATTTTGAGAACCTTCATTGCTTCGGGAAGGATGAGTTTACCATCAAGTCTCTTTGTAGCAAGGAATCCTACCTGACCGCTGTCAGCAAATCTTTCATTGAGTCTCTTGAAAGTAATACCTTCACGGTCACCAATCCAATAGTAAGTGAAGTCACCGAAAATAACGGGCTTCTGTCCAGCTTTGAGTTCAGGCATGAAAGGTGAAGTGTATACTTTCTTACCGAGAATGGTTTCATAATCTCCGGCATGAAGTGCAGGCTGCCACAAATACTGTCCGTTTTCGTCCTTGAGCTTTCTGATAGCCGCAACCGTAGCATCGTTAAGAACCCAAACTGCATTCTTACGATAAGGCGCTTTAAGGCTATAGAAAAGGTCTACAATATCATCGGCGGTAATAGCTGTAGCGGATGCGGTTGTAATACCGATTTCTGCACCGCCATCATCGGCAAGTACACCGAGAGGCTTCTTAACACCGTTACCTGTGAAGAAGGATTCTTCTTCCTTGTCACCGATTCTTCTTGTGAACTCTGCAGAGAAATATGACTCAAGGTCGAAAGCAGAATCGTTAAGAAGTTCTTCCGAAACCTTAATAATTGTACCAACCTTGTGTGCATCAATCTGCTGCTGACCGAATGTATCATCACCATCGGGAATAATACCTTCTTCTTCAACCCAAGAAGCGGTGCCTTTTTCAGTTACAATCGGAATCTTGTGACTACCGCTGTTCGTGGTGATAACGGTTGCGTGCTTACGAACAATAGTCTCGTTTTCAAGAGACTGCACAAGAGTTTTTTCAAACTCGTCCGGCACAAGGTAACCACCTTCAGAATCGACACCTTCCTGAAGTGCGTTTCTTACTTCATAGGAAACAGAGCCGTTTTTAGCTCTTGCCTGATTCCAAAACGCATCCTTATAACTGTCGGAAGCACGACCTGTCTTTTTATCTTCCTTTGCAGTTACAGGCTTTTCGGTAATAGGTGTGGATACAGGCTTTGAAAGCTGGGCATCCATAGCTTCGAGTCTTTCCATTCTGCCGATTGCTTCATCGTACTTTTTGATGCTCTTTTCCATGTCATCGTATGTAGCACTATCTTCAGCAGAAAGGATTCCGTCAGTAGCGTGTGCTTCCAAGAATGCTTTAGCTGCTTCAAATGCCTTTGCTCTTTTGTTACGCATTTCAATAATATTCATAATTAAAATCCTCCTTAAATTATCTCTTCATAAGATTTAATCGTTCCATAAGTTCACTTACAGAGCGACCGCTTTGGGGATTAGCGGTGTTGGTTGTTTTGGGTGAGTTATAATGCTGTGAAAGTTTTGTCATCAATGCATTGTCCGATGCTCTTCTTGAGAACATCATTGCACTAACTGTGTTTTCCGAAGGTGCCGGAGGAGTAGACTTTTTCTTTTCCTCCTCATCATCGGTTTCTTCTTCGGGAGTTTCAGCCGGAGGAGTATCCTCGGTCTGTTCAGGTGTTGCTTCTTCAGTTCCGAGTTCGATTTCTTCTTCGTCCTCGTCATCCTCATCGTTGTTTCTGAAAAGAATGTCATCCGCAAAACCAAGCTCCACAGCTTTGTAAGCATTCATCCATGTTTCGGAATCCATAAGGTGTGATATCTTTGCTCTCGACATTCCTGTCTTGAGATGATAAGCATTGATGATGGATTCCTTGACCTCATCAAGCATCTCGATTGCTTTCTGCATATCCCCGGCATTGCCCATTGCAACTGTCATAGGGTTATGAATCATAAGCATTGAGACGGGCGACATTAAAACTGTATTGCCTGCCATAGCAATAACAGATGCTGCCGATGCAGCGATGCCATCAATTTTGATGGTTACATTGCCGTTGTAATCCTTCAGCATATTGTAAATCTGTGCGGCAGCTACACAGTCACCACCGGGAGAGTTAATCCAAACAGTTACATCACCGTCCCCGGAGAACAATTCATCTTTAAAAAGCTGTGGTGTGACATCATCATCAAACCAGCTCTCTTCGGCGATTGTTCCGTTGAGGTGAAGAATCCTTGCTTGGGTCTCCTCGTTGTTCGTCCAGTTCCAGAACTTCTTCATTTTCTTCGCTTACCTCCTTATCGGTATTTATATTTGCAAAAGCTCCGGCATTACCAAGCGGAAGCATATTGCCGTTAATTAAGTAAAGGTCACCACCAAGTTCAACAGGGATGCGGTCGAGATTTTCAAGCTCACGGATATCGTTTGCACTCATCCAACCGTTCTGTCTTGCGATGGAGTAACCATTCATTCTGCTCTGATAATCACCACGGAGCAGACCTTCAAGATTGAATTTGATAAAATACTCCTTTTTCTCATCGATGGTAAACAAGGCACGAGCCATTGATTGTTCCCAACGAAGCACCCACGGGTCAAGGGTGTATTTTACGAACTCAAGAGACTGTTGCTCTATATTAGAAAAGCTCGACTTCTCAAGGTCACCAACCATATGCGGTGGCACTCTGAAAATACGAGCTATTTCATTGATTTGAAACTTTCTTGTTTCCAAGAATTGTGCTTGTTCCGGGGAAATTGAAATAGTTGTATATTTCATTCCTTCCTCTAAAACAGCAACCTTGCCGGAGTTTGACGAACCACCAAATTGGCTCTGCCAAGCATCACGGACTTTTGAGGGGTCTTTTATTGTTCCGGGGTGTTCAAGTACACCACTCGGTGCAGCACCATTAGCAAAGAACTTGGCCCCAAATTCCTCGCAGGCAATTGCCATACCGATTGCATTTTTCGCCATAGCTATAGGCGAATAACCTACAAGACCGTCAAAACCAAGACCGGGGATGTGAAGTACATCGTAAGGTTTCAGAATAACAGACGAGCCTTCCATTGTATGAGCTTCTTCATTTGCTCTTTGATAGGTGTAATACAGCTGTCCGTTTTCATCTCTGTCAACAGTCATCTTATTCGGCATCAAAGGATACAGAGCGATGACTTCACCTTTGCCGTTTCGGATAATTTGTGCATAAGCATTACCCCAAAGCAAGAGGTGTGTCATAAGGGTTTCCCTAAATACAAAAGAGCTCATTTCCGGGTTTGGTTCATCATGTAAAAGCAAATACAACGGATGGTCGATAGCTTTTTCTTTGCCACCGTCCTCGTTATATTTGTAAATGTGAAGTGGCAGACCTGCAATTGCTTCAGCAAGTATCCTTACACAAGAATACACCGCTGTCATCTGCATAGCTGACCTTTCGTTTACAGGCTTACCTGATGTTGAGCCACCCATAAAGAAAGTGAAGTTACTGCCAACAGTTCTGTTTTGAGGCTTATCCCTTGAACGGAATATTCCTTTTAAGATTCCCATATCGTATCAACCTCCTAAATAAACAAAATACCACGCTCGTCATAGACACTTTCGGTTGTGTCATTGCCGCAGCGGATTGCTCGGTCAAGTGCCATAATGGTAGCAACCGCACCGTCAATCTTTTCTGTAGATTTTGCTTTGTCTGCTTTTATATTTCCTGCAGGGTCAGTTTTGATATAAATGTTATCCATCATCCAACGAAGAACAGGATGTCCGCCGTGAGCAAGTTTCTTTTCCATTGCAAGTTTCATCAGTTCTTTGGTGGGCGGTGACATATCTTTGTAACCCTGTCCGAATGGAACCACAGTAAATCCCATACCTTCAAGGTTCTGAACCATCTGCACAGCACCCCAACGGTCATATGCTATTTCACGGATGTTATATTTTTCACCCAAGGATTCAATGAATTTTTCTATGTATCCGTAATGTACAACATTGCCTTCTGTAGTCATAAGCAAGTCTTGTCGTTCCCAAGTATCATACGGAACATGGTCACGGCGAACACGAAGGTCTACATTGTCTTCAGGAATCCAAAAGTATGGAAGGATAATATATTTATCGTCCTCATCTTCGGGTGGGAATACTAATACAAAAGCCGTGATATCCGTTGTGCTTGAAAGGTCAAGCCCACCGTAGCATACACGACCTTCAAGTTCGGATTTGTCTACAGGAAATGCACAACCATCCCACACAGTCATTGGCATCCAACGAACTGCCTGTTTAACCCATTGGTTAAGTCGAAGCTGACGGAAGGCATTCTCTTCACCGGGATTTTGTTTTGCCTGTTCACAGGCTTGCTGAACTTTGTCTATGCCAACTGTAACACCAAGAGAGGGATTGGCTTTCTGCCAAACCTTCGGGTCAGTCCAATCATCGTCATCATCAGCACCATAAATCACGGGGTAGAAAGTTGGGTCAACCTTTCGACCTTCAATAATATCTTTTGCTTTTTGATGTGTTTCATAGCAAATGGATTGTGTATCATTTCCGGCTGTGGTAATAAGAAAATACAAAGGTTGCATTCTTGCGTCACCCGAACCTTTGGTCATAACATCAAAGAGCTTCCTGTTAGGCTGGGTATGAAGTTCATCGAAAATAACACCGTGGGTATTAAAGCCGTGCTTGTTTGCAACGTCCGCCGACAGAGCCTTGTACTTACTTCCCGTAGGATTATAAGTCATTGTCTTTTGACTTGCCTGGATTGTCATTTTATTCTTAAGCAATGGACTTCGTCTTACCATTTCCAAAGCAACATCGAAAACGATACGAGCCTGATCTTTATCTGCAGCACAACCATAAACTTCTGCACCGGGTTCAAAGTCTGCACAAAGAAGATACAGAGCAACGGCAGCCGCAAGTTCTGACTTGCCTTGTTTTTTGGGTATCTCAATGTATGCGGTATTGAACTGTCGGTATCCGTTTGGTTTAAGAACCCCAAAAATATCACGAATAATTTGTTCCTGCCAATCTATAAGTTCAAAGGGTTTTCCGTCCCATGTACCTTTTGTATGACAGCAGAATTTTTCTATAAAGCATACTGCGTGGTCGGCGGCATCTTTGTCATAGTAGCTATCCTTTGCCATAAATCTTGTCGGCTTATAGTTTTTCAGTTTTCGCAAATGCTGTCACCTCCTAAAAATGGGTATATAAATAAGACCATTTCAGGTCTTTGGTGTAACGAGGAACAGAGCCTTTCAGCTCCGTTCGGTTTTTATTTTAGAAATTTTCTGTATGAACAAGGATTTCGTAAGCAAGTTGCGTTTCTTCATCGACAGGCTTAACATCCCAACCTCTGTCATAGTTGCAAACTGTCTTGCCATCTCGTTTCAACATCAGCTTTGAAATTTTACCGCCTTCGATGCCGTATTGAGAACCCACTTCATAAACCTTTATCCAATAATGGAAGATGCTGTTGTAAACCTTCAAAGAACCTTCTTTCCACATTTCGAGCACCTCCTTATATGCAAAGCATTTTGATTGCGGGAATGCGTTTCTTGCTGTTTGAGCCGGCCTCTGTGTATCTTGCGTTCACTTCCGTAAGTCCTGCCATTTGAAAGCCGTGTTTCTGAAACTCTGCAAGGGTTTCTATAAGGCTTGAGAATGTGCTTGAAATTGTGAATTCGTAAATGCCGTTTGCCTTGAGGCAGGTTGCAATGTCCTCAATTTCGTGTTCCCAAATGACCTCGTTGAAATCAATTTTATCGTTCTCGGTTTCTTCAAGGTTACGGTATGCCCAAAAAAGTGTAGGGTTAATTCCAACCTCTCGAAGGTTAGGAACTTTGTTTTCGATTGCCTTTTCAAATACTTCAATTTTCTTCATTTCTGAATCCTCCAAATAATGTGTTTTTATCCTTTTCGGTAGTACACATATTACCTCTAAATGTACATATTATCAAGTCATTTAGAGGTAATAAACTACACAAATATTCGTGGCTTAAATTGTGGATTTTACTCTTCGGATTCGCCTGTTAAAATGAACTTTACATACTCTGCTCGATTGTATTCCAAGAATAACACGAGGTCAAAATATCCCATGTTCTTGGCAAGCTGATAGACTCTCTGAACATCAAACATATTTGTAAGACCTGTTGCTCTAATACTAAGAATCTGCTCTTTAACTTTCTCATTCATAATCGATGTCCTCGATTTCTGTACATCCCTTTATGAGTTGAAGATAAATGTTGGTGTAGCGGTCTTTTTCTGCTCCTTCGCAACAAGACATTCCCTCAAGGAATTCCTTGATTGCTTCTTGTCGGTCATCCCATACTTTGGTTTCACCATAGCATGTGATTTTTACCGCATCAAGCTTTCTGCAAGAGTCTTCACCGTAAACAACTCCGAGGGAAGAACCACAATCCCAACTTACATGGATTGTTCCCATATCATCGACAGCTTTAACTGTGCCTCTGCAACCCGGATGAAGTTTTCTATTGTATGGGTCATCCATATGAACAAGTTCAACTCTTGTTCCTGCAGGAAACCTATCTCTTAAAGCTTGCAGTGTCTCTTTTGAAATGGTAAACATTATTCTGCCTCCTTTGTTTTGAATGCTGAATTGCCTTCAAGATTTTTAAGAAGAATTTTTCTCAACTCCTTAAACTCTGCTCCAATAAAACCAAGTCTTAAAAGGAAACATCTGAATGCATACTTTTCATTATCAACTTGTTTTTCAGTAGCGGTTACTCGCTTTTGTGTTCTTGCCATTTCGCAAAGCTTACAAATGAAATGGTCGTATGCCTTTATTTCTTCGGGTGTTTTGCCATTGAACCAAGGGAAACAAATCTTGCCGTCTTCTTCAAGGACAGTAAGGTCATCAATGTCAAAAGCTTTCTTTAAAAGCGTAGCCTTTGAGTCGATGATGTTTTTAAGGTTTGCTAATGCTGTTTCCGTGAAAAGGGTTCTTGGCATTGAAATGCAAAGGCCTATGGTTTCAGGTTCTTTGTATGCCTCCGGCAATCCTTCGGATTCAAAGCCGTTATCATAAAGCATTTCAAGAAGTCTTTCGATAACTTCACTATCGGCTCTGTCGTCAAATGAAAGAGCACCGTTTTTGTCAATATGAAAGTAATCAACTTCATAAGCAAAAGACGGTGCTCCAAGATATTTAACTTCGCTGCCGAGCCATTTGGCAATTGTCAAAACGAGTTCTTTTCGTTTTGCGCCTGGTACATTGTACTTAACTGTCATATGTATGACCTCCTTTAATTTGGTAGTCACATATTACCTCTAAACCTCTGATATATCAAGCATTTTACTACATAATTATGTGTTAAATAATTAGCCTTCGTTTTGTGTAAACCACACAATTCCCGAAAGTACAAAATAAACGCAAGGTAAAGCAACTCCGTTGCCCCACATTTTATATTCCGCTGAATCGGAATGCGGAGACTTGAGCCATCTTACAATTTGCTTTAGTGTTTTCGGTTTGCCTGATTTTCCTATGACCTTTCGGTAAGTTTCAAAGATATCATACCAACATCGGATATCGTCCATTGTAGGCTCGGCTGTTTCAAGATTTGAACACCACCAATCGGGGAAACCTTGAAGTCTTGCACATTCAATCGGTGTTAATCTTCTTACTGTATAGCTCGTTTCTATAACTCCATTCTGAAAACCGGGATTTGTCCCATTAACAAGTGTGTTCGATAAATCATATCGAGGTGATTGACATTCAGCTTTCATTTGTGGATAGAATGATACAGGATGAGCTAAAGCACCGGGGCCTTTTGCCACAATGGTAGGTTGTACTTCTTCATCAATGCAAGGCATAAACTGTGCGTTCTTACCTTGATTGAAAGCATCCCTTCCAATACCATAGCTTGGCTGTGTAACAATTGCAGCATCTTTATAATCTCTTGAAAGAAGGGTCGGTGCTTTTTCTTCCGTTACTTGTGCGTAGTATCCTGTGGTCATCGCATATACTGCGTGACGGTCGACGGTGTTAAGAGTAAAACTAACATCTTCGTTGATGCCGTCGCCTTGGGGTCCATTCTTTTCATCTCTTCCAATCATAGAACCTTGAATACAAACCGCAGGTTCGCCACCATGCGTACAAGCAAGTGTGGGTGCAAGTTCTTCTGTGACATTACAAGCACTTTTTCCACCACCTTGGTCTACACAAACCACGGCAATCCCACCTTGATTGCAACTGGGGTTTCCGCCGTTTGCATCAAGTGTTCTTGAAGTATCCGCTTCATAAATTCCGCTGTTCGGATTATCAGATTTCATTGAATTGCTATCTTTTGAGCAAATGCCGAATGCCTGGAGAACACAATTGAAATGGTTTTTGTCGAGCATCCGCTGATTGCCTCTGGCATTATGCACGGTAAGTGTCGGAGCGGTTTGCTTACCATCCCAACTGCAAGGTTCAAACAAGGTCTGGTCATTATTACACGAGAGTGTTGCAGATTTATCTTCTTGTATCAAAGCACCTTTTCCGCCACCTTCACAGCCAGAGCGTATTTTTAATACAAGCGGTACATTGTTTCCGCCAGTGCCCATACGGGAAGTAAGAGTTTGTACCTTACCATCATCGGAAACTTTTATACGGCTGTCGGTAGGATGATTTTCCAAAGCCACCGTAGCAGGAACAATACCTGCACGGAGTGTCGGAGCTGTTTCTTCTTCGTATCCGATGCTTCTGCTTTTAGCTGAGTGTTCGGTACAAAAACCTGCCGATTCCAAAACGCACGGAGGGTGATGTGCTTCGGCACGGAGTGTTGCTGTCATATCTTCAGTAACATCCATGCGGTTACCACCTTGGTCATTTAAGCAGATGCTTGTCTCTCCAGAGCAATTCTCAATACTTCCGGCAGTTCTTTGCCACGCACGGAAGCTCTCCGCAGAATACCCTGACAAGCCTTCTGACTTAAAAAGTATGTCGAAGGCACCCCGACCTGCAAAATCTGCGACAAGGTAGATTCGTTTTCTTCTTTGGGGGACTCCCCAAAATTGAGCGTCGAGAGTTCTATAAGCAACGCTCCATCCGTCTCCCATATAGCAGTCGGCATAGGGCCACTTTGCTTTTTCAGGCATAGGCACTTCGGCATTCGGTTCTGTAACACCGATGACCGCTTCGAGGACTGCTTTGAAGTCTTCACCTTTGTTTGAAGAGAAGGCTCCGGGGACATTTTCCCATACGATGTATCTTGGGTATTTGCCATTTGTGGCACACCTCATTTCTTTTATAATTCGGATGGCTTCATAAAACAAAACGGATTGATGTCCGTCAAGTCCGGCTCGTTTCCCGGCAACCGACATATCGGTGCATGGTGAGCCGAAAGTTATAATGTCTACGGGTTCAATCTTGCCACCATCCATAGCAGAGATATCACCGTAGTGTTTCATAAACGGCATTCGCTTGGTTGTTACCCTAATAGGAAACGGCTCGATTTCCGATGCCCATACAGGAACAATGCCGGAAAGCAAGCCACCTAAAGGAAACCCACCAGAGCCATCAAACAAGCTACCGAGGGTTAAATTCTTATTCATTAAAATTCGTGACCTCCTTGTATGTAAAAGTCACACCATCTCTTTCAACCGAAACTCCGTCTGCAGAGCCAACAAGCTCGATGTATCTGTTTATAATTACATCACAGAATTTTTCATCAAGTTCAATGGTGTAGCAGATGCGGTCGGATTGTTCACAAGCAATAAGGGTTGAACCGCTACCACCGAATGGGTCAAGCACTACGGAATTTGTCATACTTGAATTCATAATCGGATACGCAAGAAGAGGAATAGGTTTCATCGTAGGATGTTCGCCGTTTTTCTTTGGTTTATCAAATTCCCAAATTGTAGATTCCTTTCTTCCTGTGTACCATTGATGTTTACCTTTTTTCTTCCAACCGAAGAGGCAAGGTTCGTGCTGCCATTGATAAGGTGAACGACCAAGAACAATGGATTGCTTTTTCCAAATGCAAGTTCCTGAAAGATAGAAGCCTGCATCATAAAAAGCCTTTCTGAAATTAAGACCTTCTGTATCCGCGTGGAATACATAAATTGAAGCATCATCTGCTATCGCAGATTCCGTATTAACGAAAGCATCAAGGAGGAAGCTATAGAACTTATCATTATCCATGTTATCGTTCTTGATTTTTCCTGCAGAGCCTTCGTAGTTTACATTATACGGAGGGTCGGTAATGACAAGGTTAGCCTTTACACCTTTCATCAAAGTTTCAAAAGTATCTGCCTTTGTACTATCACCGCAGATAAGTCTGTGCTTACCAAGTGTCCACATATCACCGCTTTTTGAAAAAGTCGGTTTTTCAAGTTCGGCATTAACATCAAAGGCATCTTCTTTGATACCTTCCTTGAGTGTATCTTTGAAAAGGTCATCAATTTCAGCGGGGTCAAATCCTGTAAGAGAAACATCGAAGTCTGCACCTTGCAGATCTGAAATAAGAAGAGCAAGTTTATCTTTGTCCCAATCACCGCTTATTTTATTAAGTGCAACATTGAGAGCTTTTTCCTTTTCTTCTGTTAGTTCAACAACCACACAATCAACTTCGGTGTGACCCATATCAATTAAGACCTTGAGTCTTTGGTGTCCACCAACAACTCTGCCTGTTGTCTTATTCCAAATAACGGGTTCTACATATCCGAACTGTTCAATGGAGCGTTTCAGTTTTTCATATTCAAGGTCACCCGGTTTCAAGTCCTTACGAGGGTTATAGTCCGCAGGAAGAAGGTCTGCTGTGTTTTTCTTTTCAATTAACATACGAGACCCCACTCGGCAAATGCCTCAAAACCACCAACGGATTTGATATATGTTCTTGCCGTTTCTACGATTTCATCGTAAGGAATCCCATCAACACTTTCATCACCGATTGCACAGCAAAGTTCTACTGTTTTGCCTGTTTCCTGTGCTTTCAGAAAAGCATAGATGTTAACAGACACATCGGCTTTTGATAAATCTTTACCATGAAGACCTCCGCCTGTTACGCTATCAGCCATGTCACTGCCGAGTTTTCTGTTTGTGGCCCCGGAGTCAACATCCGTTCCACCTGTCCAGTCACCGATAGGATTGATTTCGGCACCGTCATATCTTTTGCGAAGAACATCTGCTTTGGCATTGCTTTGGCAAATGATAAGCCTTGCACCATCAATGATGTATTTGCCATCGCAAGGATACTCACTATATATGTCCTTTGCGATTTCAACAAGTGCTTTCTGTTCTGCTGTCATAGGCACACCTTTAAAGATGCCGTTGTCGCCACAACGAACAATGCCTTCTTGGTTCTTTGCAAGATGTACATCCTGCGGAGTAATTGCAATGTTGCACATAAGATTTGTACCACTGATTCTGTTGATTGCTTTTGCAACATCGGTTTTGTCAATCGGTGCAGATGTTTCTATAATCGCATGGCAAACGCCGTGTCCAATTAATACCTCAACCGCAACCTTTGGTTTTTCCTGAACCTGGTATGCAAGGTCTACAATCGCCCCTGCAATTCTGTCTGCCACCTTGTCCGGGTGACTCGGATTTACTTTTTCAAACATATTAAAACCCCTTTCGTTGATGTAGTAGTCGTTCCAAATCATCATTCGGATTAGCACCCGAAAAATCTACGGAACAGTTTTCTTTTACAATTTGCATTATGTTGTCCCATTGTCTGCTGGCTTGGTTCATATAGTTGATGCCAATGTTTATGAACGGTGAAGTGATTGGTTTTCCCGTTGTCGGATGCTTCGACAAAAAACCGAGTTCGTTTGTCATTTCCTCACACTGCAACCATCTGGCTACACACATGGCATAACGCTCAATTGTTTGTGGTGATACGAAACTTGCACAGCCTATCGAATTTAGCCAGTTCCATGTGTCTTCATAAATCTGTTTGGCTTTGAGTTCCGTTCCGTCTCTTTGCTTTGCTCCAAGCAGTTCGTTTGGTTTTGGCATTTGCATTCCTTCAACTTCAGGTATATCCAACATTGTCAGTTTGCGACCACCGGGGTTGCCGTTTTGTGCCTTTTCAAGATTTGATTTTGGCTTCCGACCTGCGCCCGGACGCTTACCACCACGTCCACCTGTGTTGTTTGATTTTGTAGCCACTTTTTCACCGCCTTTCTGTTTCGCGCCTATTACCCTTTTGATTTCGCATTTTTTTTACACGAAGGGGGGCGCCCGTTGTTTATCGCCTCTGCCACAGAGATTGCGATGTCCCTACCGGGTAGCGAAAAAAATAATAATTTTCTAAAAAATCATTATTTATGACCGCCTATGCCATCTGTCACCATCACGAGCAGTAATCTCCGAGTGACAAGACTTACATAAGGACATAAGGTTATCCGCTGCGTGTGTACCACCACGGGAGAGAGGGACTATGTGATGTACTTCCTCTGTTGGAGTTACCTTTCCGTTTTTCAAACACATCTCGCAAAGCGGATGCTGAGCTGCGTGTCTGTCACGGATTCGTTTCCAAGCTCTGCCATACCTTCGTTTGGCTTCAGGGTCACGCCCATACTTTTCATAGCGTTGGTTCTCAAGCCGTTCGTGTTCTTCACAGAACCTTCCGTCTGTCAGTTTGGGACAACCGGGATGAGAACACGGTCGCTTTGGTTTCCTTGGCATTCTTTCACCTCACTTTCGTGCATAAGAAAAGCCCTCGCAGGATTGCTCTCACGAAGGCTTTCTGTATTCTCTTTGTCCATTATAATAATACCATAAGATGTAGGTATCATTCTATGTCTTTAGGTATCCGATTTAAGAAAATCATCACAAAAATCAAGAGCTTGGTTATGGAGCTTATATAAGTGGTGTATGGTGTGATACATATCCACTGCAATCTGCTCCCAAGATTGGAAACACAGATATCGTTTCTCAAGCAGTGTCTGCAACTCGTGATTTGGCACAGATTTTATAACAGTTGAAATACGCTGTTTAAGATTTACTAAGTCTTGCACATCTCTGCCAAGTTCTTCTTGCAGGTCTACAATCTTGCAAACTGCATCTGCCATAAGAGAGGTGCTCGGTGAAGGGTTGTGTGGCATCCCGGTTAAAGTCGAGGTGCATTTTGTTGCAAGAGCGTTTAATGAGTCGATTTGTTCGACTTTACTGTTGATTCGCATATCAAGGTAGCGAGCTTGTGAAAGGAATTCTTTTGCATTCATTTCCAATACCTCCGAAAAATTAAGATTTTTCATTGAGGCGTTGTTTCGTTGTAAGTATTGTTAAGCATTGTGTAAGATGGCTTTTACCTCATCTACGGAGCGGACGACGCAGGCATAGCCACCACAGTTTTTAATTTTCTTTATAGTCGCATCCTGCAGAGCGGTTGTCTTGCCAATATCGGTTTTTACCTCAAAAGCATAAAACTTGCCGTTGACACAAGCAATAATATCGGGAATCCCGGCTGTGCCGTACATACCGCCGTGTTCTTTCCAAGCAAAGCAGTTCGGTACGGTTTTTAAGTATTTCAAAACGGCTTTTACAATATCGTTTTCTTTCATCTGTCAATCAAACTCCTTTATTTAAGAGGTTTCTTACACTATTGACACATAAAAAAGCATTTTCACAGAAATTTATTTTTTGTTTTTTCAATATATGGGAGAGTGAAAAAATACAATATATAAATATATAAAAATAGGATTTTTACTGTCAAATGTGTCTGTTAGCATTATGGAGAGTCTCTATTTTATGCAATAAAGACTCATCCAGTCTTAATTAAATGGGTCTGTCAGCTTTATTCCGTTGAGAATTCTTCGTTTGCCCAAAGTGTCAACGCCTCTGGTTACTTCGGAGAAGGTTGATGTTAGCTGTTGCACAAACATCCTCTGTGAATACGGCTTAAGACCGCATTCTTCACAGTAGCCTTTGTAAGCATTGAAGATTTCGGTACTTCCAACATAAGAATTACGTTCAAACTCGCAGTTTTCCTTAACAAAGGAAAGCACAGAGTCGCTGTCTTCACGGTACTGCTGAAGTTCCGCTTTATTGACACTTGTTTCGGAAAATACGAATTGCTTCTTCATCAAGCGTTTAAGTCCCTCAAGAGCAAAGAGGAATATGCCGTCAGCTTCCGTACGGAATTTTTCAACAAGATCGGGGTCACGCTTTTCAACGGGAACAGGCTTGTTAAAACGCATAATGATAAGTCTACGGTAGAAACCTTCGGAGCGGTCACCGTAGTTTTTAGGGATGCTGTTGCAGGAGAATAGCAGTCTTGCACAGGACTGAAAAGAAAACGGATTCTTGTTTTTCTTTTCAACCGTAAGATAGTCTTCACCGACCAATGCCTTGAAGATGCCGTTGTCATCAATGTACTTTGTAGGAAGGTCAGCAAAGATATTAGCAAGTTTGCCGAAAAGCTCTGCCGTCTTAAAACGCTCATTGAGTGCCTGCCACGATACATTTGACACATTCTGTTTGCCAAGCAAGATGTCGTTAAGAACACGGAGCAATACTGATTTTCCCGCTCCGCCGACACCAACAATGACAAAGCATTTCTGTGCCGAATTTACAGGGATAAGGAAGTAGCCGAGCATTTCCTGTATAAGAGCAACTTGCTCCATATCACCATCCATAGATTCCTCAAGGAATTTTAAGAACCGAGGACACTTTGCGTCCTTGTCATATGTAACACCGAGCTGTACCGTAGAATAGTAGTCGGGGTTATGTTCGACAATGGTATCTTCAAGAATGTTGTAAAGTCCGTTTTTGACATTGATGATATAAGGGTTCGGGTTAAGTTCACGAATGTCTTTCTGAACACGGAGTTTCCACTGCTGTGTCGTATCCACAATTTGATTCATCTTCATTTCACGGGGAAGCATCTTTTCCTGAACAAGACGCTGTGCTTCCATTTCAGAGATTTCTTTAAACACACCGCCTTGATAAAGATAGAACTGTTCCGCCGCATAAAAGACCTTCTGTGTTTCCGCCATATGTTCGGCAAGAACACCGGGAAGGAATTTAAGTCCCTGCGAACCCACGGTATACCATGCAGGAAGTTCAAGGACACTTTGATTTGCCTTTGTTTTTGCGTTTGCCTGAAACTCACGGCTTGTTTCCTTGTAAATCTGCGACAACGGACGAAGAAAGGTGTTCTTCAACTTGAATCGTTCCTTAAGTTCAAAGTTTATAACAGCCTCTGCGGTTACGATGTCCTGATTATAGAGGTATGTGACAATAAAGTTTTTAGCTGTTTGCATATCACGCATTGCATCCCCGGTAACCTCAAGAGAAGAGATGATATCACGAAGCCCGTCAATATTCATAGGCTGATAGCACATTGCAGCGGGAGCTTTGCAAGAACATTCACCGCTTTCCATTTTCGGACACTTGAAACCTTTCTCTGCAATTGTTTTACAGGTGATAGGTTTGGTACCGCTCTCAAGAAAGTGATTGATTTTCTTCTGTGTGCCTTTTTCTGAATAACCGGGATAAGGTGCGGAAAGTTCGTGAATCAGCTTGACCCCACCTTCGAAGGGGGCAAGGTTTGTAATCATTGCATACCAGTCGTGTTCGGAAAGAGCCTTCGCATCAGTACGGCAATGCTTAATGAAGTCGCATCCGTGAAGCAGAAGTTCTATGCCTTTTTCGTTTCCTGTCTTTGTTTCCACAACCTGTTCTTCGCACTCGGGAAGAACTTCAATAAGCTGTTCCTGTGTATATTTGCGTTCGGGGTGAAAAGAAATACACTCAACCATAATAGGGTCTTTCTTGCAATGATTGAAACCGGGAAGTCGCATTACACGGCTTTCGTTTACGCACATAGGGTCGCCGTGAAAATGTGCAACGAGCTGTTTCTGAATAGGACGGAACATTTCGATCTTTGCATTTTTCACAAGCCAATAGACGTGCAGAGACTTGCGTGTTTTAATAACCATAGACGGAGGGAGCGGAAATTCACCGACTGCTTTCTGCTGTTCTTCAAAAGACAAATCATCCATTTCAACGAACTGTGCGTTAATTCTGGTAATACTGCCATCGTCTTGGCCACCGTGATTTACAACAAAGAAAATACCGCGATTCTGTTCGTTGTGGGATTTCAGCGTCGGTTCTATCGAGGCATATTTTCCTGCTTCCATTTCAAGCTTTGCCCCGGAGAACACTCCGCCTTTCTTGTCATCGAAAATACGAAAACAAACTGTGTCTTCGGGGTTGAAGAAAGTGAGAATAAAATCCTGTACAGAGATTGTCATAATACCGCCTCCTCGCTAAAGTATTTAATGGGTTTTCCCAGACGTTTCGCTTCTTTGATTTCCTGTTCCATGCCGGAAGAGAGGTTTTCACCGAAGCACCACACCTCATCGCATAAAGCAAGAAGTGCCAAACCATACATTGTGCCGATTTCTCTTTCATCCGGGTTATTGTCGTCTACAATCTGCGGATACAAAAGGTGTGCCGCAATAGGCATTTTCTTTTTATCAATTGCGAAACGGCAATAACGGATAGCATTTCTTACATTGTTTTCAACATCACCGGCATAACGTGACACAATATACACCTTTGAGCGTTCCTTAATTTCGGTCTGCCTGCGCCAAATTTCACGGCGCTCTTTTTTGTATTCTTTCATTACTCGACCCAATGCAACACCTGCAGTTGGGTCGGTGTAACCTTCACTATTTTTATACATTACACATCCTCCAGTTCTTCCATCGAGCCGAAGGTCTCACCGGCGGAGGCTTCTGCTACAAGTGGTAAATCAAATTCAAGGAAAGGCTGTTCTTCCATACAACCTTTTATAAAATGCACAGCTTCCGAGAGCTTGTCTTTAGGGATAATAAAGGTCAACTCATCGTGAATCTGCAGGATAGGCTTGAGCCACGGTTTTTTTGGTAAACCCACCAGGATTCGAGTTACGGCAAGTTTCAAAATGTCTGCAGCTGTGCCTTGAATCGGTGTGTTCAAAGCACAGCGTTCAGCAAAGGACTTAACCCCCCAATCTTCACTGCGAACACCGGGAAGGTATCTGCGTCTGCCACTCCAAGTTTCCGAGTACATCTTGCGAACGGCATCTGCTTTGGTTTCTTCTTGCCAAGAGGTTAGGCCTTTGTAACCATTTTTTAAGTTGCTGATAATGTCGGCACATTCAGCTTCGGATTTTTCTACTCCGGCTTTGAATTTCAAAGTCCGCTGAAGTCCTCTTGGAAAGAGACCGTAAAAGGTGCCGAAATTGACGTTCTTTGCAATGGTGCGGTGTTCCTTATAATCTGCGGAATGTTTATCCTGTGCTTCGTCATAAGTAACACCGAAAATAACCGATGTTGTTGCTGCATGAATATCTCCACCGCGTTTGTAAGTGTCCATCATAACTTCATCACGGCAATAAAATGCACCGACACGAAGTTCAATCTGTGAAAAGTCAAGGGATAGAATAAGTTTATTGTCATTTGCTTTTATAAAACTGCGAACACCGACGGGGTCATTAGTTTTTCTTGGCATATTCTGTGCGTTAGGATTACGGCAGTTCATACGCCCTGTGTCTGTAGACAGCGAAAAAAGGTCCGGGTGAATATTTCCTGTTGCAGTGTTGCGATATTTAAGGTAACCGTCAATATAGGTGGATTTGATTTTCCCCCATTTGCGGTATTCTTGAACCAAAGTGAAAAGGTTCGAAAGTTCAGGCTTGTTTTTGTCACACCACTCCTTGAGAAGAATCATAGTCATATCGTTTGCTGCTTCTTTATCCGAAGCGGTTGTTTTGAGTATGGGAAGTCCCAGGTCTTTGAAAAGATAATCCTTGAATGCTTTTGTGCTACAGTTTGCACCGATAGGAACATCACCGATAATGAATGAAATCTCATTTTTGATGCGTTCCATTTCCATCTCGGCTTCTTCCTTACGCTTGAGCATAAGCGGATAGTCTATGGGAACTCCGTTATATTTCATAATGCCGAGATAAACAGCTGTCGGTGATTCAATCTCCTCAATGACAAAGCGATGCTTCGGCAAATAACGGTCAAACCATTTATTAAAGAGGTTGTATAAACGAAGTGAGAAATCCGAGTCTGCTGCACCGTAACGCACAGTTTCTTCATCTTGTGCATCAAGCTCATCAAAGTGTTTACCGTCGGTAACATCGGTAAAAGAAGGTAACGGCTCACCACAAAGTTCACTTGCGAGCTTTTTTAAACCGCTGTCGGATAGATTTCTGAACTCGGTGTTACTCTTAAGGGAAAGCTGTGAAGCCGCGATGGTATCATACACGGGAGGCATAATCACGATGCCGAGTGCGTAAGACATCTGCGACTCAAATGCGATGTTATGAGCAACCTTTGTAATTGACGTATCGGTGAGGAACGCACGAAGAAAAGAGAAGAATTCTTCTGCGTTGATGTTTGTGCCGATGCGGTGTGCAATTGGAACATAAATACCTGTGCCTTCTGCGACAGAAAAGGAGCAACCTACAATGTTGGATTTGTGAGCATCAAGGGCTGCTTTGTCCTCATCACGATAGGCATAAATGGGAGCAGTTTCAAAGTCAAATGCGACAACCTTACAGTTGCCTATATATTTTCGGATACCTTCAATCGAGGTAACACATTCATAGTTAGTTTTCATAGCGTTGTCTCCTTATCTGTGTGTCCGGGGAGGGCGAACCCTCCCCAAACAACATCATTCTTATTTCAGAGGTTCGATAACTTCACCTGTGTCTGCGTCTACAAACGAAGTTTCTTCATCTGCGACGAGATCTGTGGTTGTAAGGTTTGCAGCATATGTTTTCATCTGGTCAACAAGAGGTGCGAGAGAATTAACTTCATCCTCGGTAAGCTGACGCACAAGCTTAAATACTGCCTGGGAGTATGCGATGTTACTGTCGGACATAGCCTTCTTGAGGCTGATTGTGGTAACAACACGACTTAATGAACTTCTCTGTGTGAGAAGGTGCTTCACATAGTTCTTGTATGCGCCGGACGAACCGACAGGCAGATTGAGGATAACCGGGAAAAGCTGACCTTCACGAAGGATGTAAAGGATACGGCGGTTTTTACAAGCCTTGCTTTTACCGTCACCGCTTCCGAACTTGTTATAAGGGCAAGTTTTACAATTGCCACCGGGAGTTCCTGTTCCGTGAATACCATCAAAGGAAGAACAATCGGGAGGATTGCTTCCGCCGGTGTACTTGTCCTTGTAATAGGAATTTGCAGGATGGTTAAAGAGAATAACACCTGTGATTTCCTTTACCATTTCAGGCTCATCGCTGTCCCCGGTAGGAATCTCAAATGCAGTCGAACCACCGGCAGGGATTTTGATACGGTCAAGCTGAAGCTCGATGCCTGCACAGTCTTCGCTCATTGCTTCGTTAAGCCACTGCATATCTGCAGGAGTTGCAAAGCCGGAGTTTGTAATTTCGTTGTTTTCTTTCTTCATGATTTCGTTTGACATATTAGTGTCCTCCTATAAATTTAAGATAATTTTTGTTGTTGCATTGCTTCATTGAGCGTTGTTTCTATATCAGCCCTTGCGGATGCCGACAGATACTTTTTCGTGAATATTCACCACATCTGCCAACCACGCAGGGACTTCATCGGCGTTAAGAGATTTTTGTTCCTTAACGAATGATGCGAGGGTGTTTGCGTTGACGCTTTCGGTAACGATGTCACCGTAGCCATTGTCTTTAAGAGCAAAAATCATATCGTCCTTTCGACCTGCCACAGGAGATGCGAAGAGTCGTGTGTTAAGGTAGAAGGTATTACCGTTGCGAGAGAATCTTTCGCATTCGGCTTCCGCCATAGCATCCGAAAGTTCGAGATCGAGGCGGTCAATTTCCGCTGTAATTGATTTAACCTCTGTTTCAAGTTCTTTTTTGCGGTCTTTCAGTTCTTTGAGCTGGTCCGCAAGTGAAAAAATATAGCTGTCCATAGTCAAAATCTCCTTTTCATTTAAATGGGTTGATACCTTTTCGGTAATCGTCAACGAGTGTTTTTGCCAAGTCCACCTTGTGCCGTAATGCACGGAGAACTTTGACATCAACTGTGCCTTTAGCAACGAGATATATGTAAAGGCAGTTTTCGGTTTGTGATACTCTGTGAATACGGGCCTTTGCCTGCTCGAAGTTACTCATACTGTAATCAAGCGAATAGAACACCATCGTAGATGCAGCGGTTAAAGTAATACCGAGACCGGCGGCTGCTATCTGTCCTACAAAAACACGGCAGTCAGAGTCTTCTTGGAATCTGCGTATTTCTTCCTCACGGTTCTTCACTCCGCCACGGACAACAGCGTAGCCGATGCCTTTCTCTTCAAGTAGCTTCTGAATATCATTCAGTTCCGGTACGAACCTCGCCATAACAACGATTTTCTTTTCTTCTGCCATAGCCGAATCGATAACATCGGACAGAGCTTTCAGCTTTGCTGTGCTTACAGGATTTGAATCGCCTTCGTCATCGGTAAGGTGTCCTCCTGTCAACTGCGATAAACGGAGCAGTTTTGTTAAAACATTAACCGCAGAAACCTCTGAATCGGCAAGCTCGATGTAACTTTCTTTTTCGAGTTGCTGATAGATTTTCTTTGCTTTATCCTCAAGTTCAACGGTGCGAACTTCCTCGGTAATGTCGGGAAGGTCAAGGCACTCTGCTTTGGTTACTCGGTATGCAATGGAATGCATTTTCTCAAGAAACTCATCAAGCATATAGTTGCGGAAACGAGGAATGTGATTTCCGTAGCCAACCATGTCAAAGTAACGATTGCGGAAAACATAGAAGCTGTCACCGAATATCTTTCTGTTGAGGTATCTGTACTGCGAAAACACATCAAGCTCTTTGTTTGTAATTACTGTGCCTGTGAGCAGAAGTTTGTATCTTGCTTTGTCACCGAAGTGATGCATAGCTTTGGATTGGGCCGTTCTTGCTTCCTTGATTTTGTGAGCTTCATCGGCGATGATGAGGTCTGCATCAAATGCAAGGAGTTCTTTTTCGATTCGCCAGGCACTTTCGTAATTCACAACTACGATTTGAAGCTCGTAGTTGCCGAGAGCCTTGAGAGTTTCTCCTTTTTCTTTGCTTGAGCCTTTAAGAACAGTTACTGTGTGCGGGAAGTCTGCAAACTGCTCAAATTCCTGTTCCCATACACCTAAAATAGAAAGCGGTGCGGTTACGAGAATCTTTTTGACCTTGCCGAACTGATAAAGTGCTCCTGCAATTGCGATGCTTGTAAGCGTTTTGCCGGTACCCATCTCCATCAGCAAAGCCACGCCGTTACTGCGTGAAGCTGAATGCAACAGTCCGAACTTCTCACAAGCAAAATCAAATGCTTTGTACTGATGTGCATAGGGTCTTGCTTTTACGGGCATTGGAATCATCGGTTTAATTTCCTCCTTCTTTAAGTTTCATTGCTTTGGTGACCTTTTTTGCCAAGTTTGCGGATACGATGATAAAGTCAAGAAGAAGGTCAACCAATTCTTCTGCCGGAGTCATCGTGCTGTTTTCGTGTTCTTTCATCTGTTTCACCCTTCCGTAAGAAGTAGGTATTGTTTGCTTCTTACACTGACCACTGGAAAGCAAAAGGCCGTTTGGGAAAAAATTCTCAAAAATAATCAGGAAATTCTTTTTTTACTGTCTCAAAGAGCTTTTTTATACGGTAGGCATATGTTTTTCTGCCTACACCGATTTTCTCTTCAATGGCTCTCTCACTCATGCCTCGTTGCCGTAATGTGCCGATTTCTATAGCCTCCGGCATTATTTCACCGATTCTTGCAAGAATCCGTTTCAGTTCGATTTCATCCGCTACAATCTCTTCGATAAGCGGAGTGTCATCGGTCAAGTCTTCAAGCCAGGACTTTTCGTTTCCATCCTCATCGGTAATTGTGTAATTTAAGGAAAGAGAATCTCCGGCTCGGCGGAAAGGACAGGTTTCGCAGTCCATATCACAGTCAAGCCATTTTGCCTTCGGGCAGACACACTTGCCGTGGTTTTGTTTTGTCCTTCTGTAGGCGTTAATGTCTCGGTAGTAATCGTTGAATTCCTGCTCGGATACAGGCACTCTTTCTTTTGTAGAGCGAAGATAAATGTAGCGTTGTTTGTTGTTGTTAATCATTGAAAAAATCCTCCGTGTTCGATGTTCTCGAAACGGAGGATTTAAGTTCAGCTGCAAAATGGGCGCAAAAAACAACTGCAGTCCTAACGAGAATTCTCCGTTTCGGATTGCAGCAACCCGCTCAAAAGGTAGCTGTTATATTTAGTTGTATATTACATACCGTTGAGCTATCGGTGATCAGGCGATACAGTATGCAATGTTCAAAGACTTTCTGCGTCTTTGATACTTTTATTGTAACGCTTAATTTCTGATATGTAAAAACTCGTGAAGTTACTAAAAAGAATAAAAAAACCTCAACTTTTGAGCTGATTTAATACAAAAATCAGTCTAAGTTAAGGTTTTTTGTGTTTGCAACATTAGTTTTTGTAACTCAGTCAGTTACTAAAATTTTTATTTTTGTGCAAGTAATATAAATTATACAACCAAAAATTTATATAATAGTCATTGTAAAAGTAATTACTTTGTGTTATAATATAAATATACCTTTAATTTTTAGGAGGATAATTATGACTGAGTCCAGAAAAAGCATCGTTCCAATGGAACACTATAATATGTCTGACTTCCTTCGCGGACAGGCGTCAAAAATCATTACCACAATTTCTGAAGAAGATAAGGCTGGATTTATTTTGAAAAACGGAAAACCTATGGCTGTTGTTATATCCAATGAAAGATATAAGAGACTGTTACAGGCTGGAATAGATCTTAATGAGTATTAATTAAGGAGGAATATGACAATGGCAAAAACAAAAATTACCGAAGTTATGATGGATGATAAAACCATAGATGCATCTAAAGAAATTGCAATGGTTTTTTCAATCGCCAATACATTGAGAGGCCCATACAAGCCTGATAAATATAAAGATGTCATTATTCCAATGATTATTCTTCGTCGTTTAGAATGTGCTCTCGAACCAACAAAAGATGCTGTTGTTAAAATGACGAAAAACAATCCAGAGACACCTGCGCAATTGCTGTGCAAAGAATCCGGTTATCCTTTTTATAATACTTGTGAGTTCACATTGAAGAAACTTTTAACAGAAGCTCCTGCAATTGTAGAAAACCTCACATTTTACATTGAGTCCTTTTCCTCTAATGTACAATCAATTTTTGAGGAATTAAAATTCAAAGCAGAAATTAAAAATCTTGATAAAAATAATCGTTTGCTTGGTGTTGTTAAAAAGTTTTCTGAACTTGATTTGAACCCCGAAACTGTAGACGGTTTAAAAATGGGATATATGTTTGAGGAAATCATCAGACGCTTTTCTGAAAATGCCGAAGCTGGTGACCACTATACTCCAAGAGAAGTTATTCGTCTTTTAACGAGCATCCTTTTGGCAGAAGGATGCAGCGATGTCTTTAAAGAAGGACGAGAAGTTACTGTTTTGGATATGGCTTGCGGTACAGGCGGTATGCTTTCAACAGCACACGATTTTATTGTTCGTATGAACCCGGATGCTAAAGTTCGTTTATTTGGTCAAGAAAATAACGATGAATCCCATGCTATTTGTCTTGCAGATATGTTGATAAAAAATCAAGCAGCAGAAAATATTCGCTTTGCTGATACCATGAAGGAAGATTGCTTTGAAGATACCTCTATGCGTTTTGTTATCGCAAATCCTCCATTCGGTCAGCCGTGGGGCGGCAAGGATGCCGGAGATGGCGTTGAGGCTGCAGTAAGAAAAGAGCACAAAAAAGGAACAGATGGCAGATTCCCGGCAGGTCTTCCTGCTACAGGAGATATGCAGTTATTGTTCATGCAACACGCAATAGCTAAAATGCAGAAGAAAGTAGGACGAGCTGCAATTATTACAAACGGCTCTCCGCTATTTTCAGGAAACACAACAAGTGGTGAGAGTCAGATAAGAAGATATCTTTTAGAAAATGACCTCGTAGAAGCAATAATCGGACTGCCTTCTCAACTGTTTTATAATACAGATATTGCTATTTATGCGTTTATCTTATCAAAGGGTAAAAGAAAAGAACGCGAGGGCAAAGTTCAATTTATAGATGCAACAGATATGTGGACTCCCTTGAAACGTTCACTTGGTAAAAAGAGAAGAGAAATTGTCAAAGAGCAAATCACTCTTATAACAGAAATGTATGCCGATTTTGTTGAAGGCAAAAAAACTTTGTGGTCTGAAAAACGCAAACATGACTGTGTTATCGAAAGTAAAATTTTTGATCGAGAAGAATTTTTATATAAAGAATGGTCTGTTTATCAACCTTTACAACGTCGCGGAGTTATTAATGATGAAGCAATAGAAGCACTTAGTACAAGTGCGTTCTTTACAGCAAATACAAATGTATTTAACGAGGCAAAATTTGAAGAATTAGAACAGACAGATCCTCGTAGTGATTCCGATGAGAAAGCATATCAAAAACAAATTAAGGGTCGTGAATTTACTAAAGCTGTTATCCAAGCGTTGAAAGAGCACAAGTCTGAAACTGTATATACAGATTTTGCCAAATTTGAAACGGCTCTCAAAAAGGCTCTTGCAGATGTGGAAGGATTGTCTCCGGCACGTTTACAAGCGATAGGTATGGAAATGTCTGTTATTGATAAAACTGCGGTCATTCAGAAAGATAAAAAAGGTCGCATCATGATTGACACTACCACAAAAGATACCGAAATTATAAGATTGAATCAAGATGTTAAAGCATACATGGACGCTGAAGTGTTTCCTCACATCCCTGATGCTCTTTACTTCTACGAATATGATGAAAAGAAGGCAGAAAGTGCCACAAACAAGGAGAAATTAGGAGCTGAATTCCCATTTACAAGATATTTTTATGAATATCATGAACCCGAGAAAGCTGATGAACTTTTAGCTCAGTTTATGGAATTGGAAAAATCTCTTTCTCAAAAAATCTCCGCTTTGCAGAAAGGAGCGGAATGATGGAAAAGATGAAAGACAGCGGTATTAAATGGATTGGCGAAATACCATCTTCATGGAATACCAAACGAATCAAATATATGGCTAACCTCAAAGGTCGTATCGGTTGGCAAGGCTTGACTTCTGAAGAATATCAAGATGAAGGTGCATATCTTATTACCGGCGTTGACTTTGCAAACGGAGGAATTGATTGGGAAAACTGCGTTCATGTTCCCATGAAACGTTGGGAAGAAGCCAAAGATATACAAATAGAAAACGAAGACCTCCTAATAACCAAAGATGGAACAATAGGTAAAGTTGCTATTGTTTCTGATATGCCCGGGGAAACTTCTCTTAATAGTGGCGTTCTTCGTATTATGCCTATTGAAGGATATAGCCGTAGATTCTTGTACTGGGTGTTAAAATCCGAAGTGTTTTGGAATTGGTTTAATTATAAGAATGCCGGAAATAGCACCATTGTTCATTTGTATCAGGGTGATTTTGATGAGTTTATTTATGCATTTCCCGACTATGATGAGCAAGAAACTATCGCAGATTTTCTTGATTTACAATGCAGAAAATTGGATGACATTATTAACGGATTGGTAAACCAAATCGAAAAGTTAAAAAATTACAAAAAGGCTTTGCTATATGAGGCTGTTACAAAAGGTCTGGATAAAAATGCTCCATTAAAGGATAGTGGTGTTAGATGTGTAGGACCGATACCAAGGCACTGGAAAATAAGTAAAGTTAAATATATAGCTGATGAATCACATCCTTACCCGATTGGAGACGGCGATCATGGAATGATTAAGGCTGATGATTATCTTACAGAAGGAATTCCGTATATTAGAGTTCTTAATTTGACCTATGGCAATGGCTTGAATATGGAAAATCTTGTGTTTATTTCAGATTCTATGAATGCTCTGATAAAAAATAGCACATTGCACCCAAATGATATTTTAATTGCCAAAACAGGGGCAACAATTGGTAAAACTGCAATCGTACCCGAGTCACTTCCTATAAGCAATACAACGTCTCATGTAGGGAAAATAACATTGCCCAAAACACAAAATGCCAAATATTTTTATTATGTCATGACATCTTTAGTTGTCCAAAATCAAATAGAAGACCTGTCTGCTATGCAAAGCACAAGACCAGAGTTAGGGATTGACGGACTTAAAAATTTAACCGTTATAGTTCCTTCGATAGAAGAACAAAATGAAATAGTACAGTATTTGGACAAACACTGTCAACAAATTGACGAAGTTCTTTATATTAAAAACGAGCAATTATCATCAATAAAAAAACATAGAGACTCTATTGTTTTTGAGTATATCACCGGTAAAAAACGAGTAAAGGAGGTACAATAGTATGCCTATAAAAGCTGACCAATTAAAAGAAAAAGAAGATTTTCAAAAATTAATAATGGAGCGTTTAAATGAAGATAATGAATTCAGAATTCGTTCTAATACTGAGTATAAACCCGGTTTAGCTATGGATACTGAAATTCTTCTTGAGTTTTTGGAAGATACACAACACGAGACAATGGAAAAACTCCACCGTATGTATAAAGAGCGTACTAATGAAACTGTTATCAACTACATCAACTCTGAAATTAACAAAGAAAGCCGTGGGTTGATTGATGTTATTAAACATGGTGTTGAATTTGATAATGGTGCAACCCTCAAATTAATGTATCGTAAGCCGGATAGCACAATCAACACTCAAGCGGTAGAAAATTATAAAAAGAACATCTTCTCTGTTATGGAAGAAGTATATCACAAAGCAGATGAAAGAATAGACCTTGTTATATTCTTAAATGGACTTGCTGTTTTTGCAGTTGAGCTAAAATGCAATACTTCCGGTCAGAACTACGAAGATGCAATTAAGCAATATAAAGAACGAAGAGACGCTACTACTCGACTTTTCAAAAGCATGGTTGGTGTGTTTGCTGCGTTCGCCATGGATTTGAATGAGGTGTATTTCACAACAGGATTATGTGGACTTGATACCTTCTTTAACCCTTTTAATATCGGCGAAAAATTCGGCAAAGGAAATCCACATAATCCCAACGGCCTAAATGTTTCGTATATGTGGGAAAACATATGGACTAAAGACAAAATTTTGTTCCTTATCGAAAGATTCATTTATATTAAGAAAAAAGAACGTAAGGATGCAGACACGGGTAAAATTAAAAAGTCAAAGTCGTTGATTTTCCCTCGTTTTCATCAAATGCGTGCAGTTGAGCGAGTGATGAACGATGTTATTGAGAACCACACATCGTGCAATTATCTTATTGAGCATTCTGCAGGAAGCGGTAAAACAGAAACCATTTCATGGCTTGCTCATATACTCGCAACAGTTCACGATAACAATAACGAGAATATTTTTGATACTGTTCTCATTATTACAGACCGAATCATAGTTGACCGGCAATTACAGGAGGCTATTCTCGGAATTGAACATAAAAGCGGACAAGTAAAGGTTATGGATGATAAGTGTGATTCGGAAGATTTGGCTTTAGCTCTTGGAGGAAACACAAAAATAGTTGTTACTACTATCCATAAGTTCTATTACATACTTAATAACAATCTGCTTGGAAACCTCAAAAGCAAAAAGTTCGCAGTTTTAATCGATGAGGCACATTCCTCTACCGAAGGCGTTTATATGCAGTCGGTTACTAACGTTCTTACCAACGAGGAAGATGAAGAGGATAAAACCGAAGAAGATAAAATGCTTGAAGAAATCCAAAAGAGCGGAAAGCAAAGCAACGTTTCTATGATTGCATTTACTGCAACACCTAAGCCAGATACTTTACAGCTTTTTGGTACGCTTAATGCAGAAGGACAGAAGGAATCTTTTGACCTTTATTCCATGAAGCAAGCTATTGAAGAAAAGTATATCCTTAATGTTCTTGATAACTATGTAACATGGAAAACCTACTGTCATATTAATAAAGCTATTCAAGACGACCCTGAACTTCAGTCGATTACTGCCAAACGAAAAATGGCTCGATTTATCGATTTGCATGACACCAACATTGCTCAAAAAGTAGAAATTATTATTGAACATTTTAGAGCGAATGTTGCAGGCTGTCTTGATGGCAAAGCAAAAGCTATGGTAATTACATCATCAAGACCTGCTGCTGTAAAATATCGTCAAGAATTCGACCGTTATATTCAAGAACATGGATATACCGGCATAAAAGCACTTGTTGCTTTTTCAGGCAAAGTTCCTCTTGATGGTGAAGTATATACGGAATCCAGCGTTAATGGTTTTAAAGAAGAGGAACTCCGATATGAATTTGACCGTAGTTGTTATCAAGTACTTATTGTTGCAGATAAGTATCAAACAGGCTTTGACCAGCCAAAACTTGTAGCAATGTATGTTGACAAGCGTTTAAGAAAAGTAGCGGCAGTTCAAACACTTTCTCGTTTAAATCGAGTGTGTCCACCTTATGATAAAACAACTTTTGTTTTGGATTTCAAAAACAGCTATGATGATATCAAGGCAGCATTTGAACCTTATTACAAGGAAACCATTCTATTTGAAACAATATCACCATCCGACATACGTGACCTTGATAGAGAAATAGATGCATATGATTTTCTTGATGCCGATGAGGTTGAGGAATTCAACTCATACCTTTACAAAGATAATCGAACAGCAAAAGATAAGCAGCGTATGTGGGCATTGCTTGATAGTGCATTAAAGCGAATACAAAAATTGCCGGAACTTAAGCAAATGGAAATAAAAATAACAACTCGCCGTTTCTTGAAGGGGTATTGTTTCCTGATTCAATCAACTGCATATGAGAATTTAGATTTCCATAAGAGATACAACTATCTATCTTACCTTGTAAAAGAACTAAATCCCGGTGGTGGCGGCAATAACTTCGACATTGCAGATAAAATTACTGTTAGCGACTTTAGACAAAAACAAATAGAAAAACACCAAGGTGAAGAAATCGAAGCTAAACCCGAAGTAAAAATTAAAAAACCAAAGCCTGCAAGTGTTGAAGAACAGCAGAAAAAACTTTTATCTCAAATTATTGATGAAGTAAATGCATTGTATGATAAAGATTATGAACCTGATTTTACAACCAAAGCGGCAATGCAGATTCGTGATTTGTTGTTAAAGAATGTGTCTATTAAAGACCGTCTTGAAAAAAGTGCAAAGAACAACACAATTAATGAATTTAAGTTTACTTATGATGATTGCGTTCAAGATGCACTTGTAGAAGGTTATGACCAAAATGCAGACTTTTACACTTTGTTGTTGAACAACGAAGAAATTCGTGCAAAGTTTGCGAATGTGTTCATGAATGAGATTTACAAAATCTTACGCGAAGAAACGCAGAACGACTAAAATGTTAGGAGGTTATCTATGGCTAAAAGAGAAAATCCATTTATGCATTATGTTGGTGACTATGAAAAAGAAGCCGAAGCGTTTTTAACAAAATACGAATGTTCTGAGGCCATAGATACCCCTATGCCAATTCCAATTAGGGATATTGCCACACGATTGATGTCCTTGGATATTATTGAAACAGAATGTTTATCATTTGACGGCAGTGTTCATGGGGTTATAACTTTTTCTGGTGGCATTATTGATGTGTATGATTGGAACAATGAAGAAACTGTTGGATACGAAGTGAGCAAACCCTCAATATTTATTGATGCGGATATTTCGAATGTTGGCAGAATTAACAACACTCTTGCTCATGAATGTTTTCATTGGTGGAGGCATCGAAACTACTTCAATTTCAAACGAACACATGAAAACGGCACAGAATTTGCATTTCGTTGTAATAAATATCTTTCTACAACAGGAAGTTTAATCGGCGGACAGTGGTCAAATATTGACAAAATGGAATGGCAAGCTAAAACAATAGCCCCCAAAATACTAATGCCTAAAAAAGCATTCAAAAAGAAGGTTGATGATACATATAAACGTTTTCTATCAAATTGTGATAAACAAACAGCAACACCTTTTGTTATAGATTCTATTGCGGATTTTTTTGAAGTATCAAAGCAATCTGCTGCAATTAGAATGTGTGAGTTGGGATACAGTGAGGCTCAAGCTTATTGTGATTTGGATATAAAACGTAATTTGCAAAATCAACACCGTAATACATCTAAGGCTCAATATCATCGCAAACCTATTACAGCGGAAAAAGCTTTTGAATTATATTTAAATAACGACCTGCTAAAAAGCACATTAGATACGGGTGCATTCGTTTTTGTTGATGGTTATTTTGTTCTAAATGATAGTAAATACGTTGTATATGATAATGGACAATCCAAACTATCGTCATATGCTAACAGCCATCTTGCAGAATGTACTTTAGACTTTTCGGTAAAACTAATACCCGATAGTTTTATGCATAGTTCATCACAAATGATGTATCGTTCGGATAGTGTATTCAAGCAAGAACCTTCTTTTGATTCCAATACCCAAAATACCGAATTATATAACAAGGCAAAAGAGTTTGAGAAGAAACTTGCTAGAGCACAAGCGGATGCAATTACTCCGGCGGCATGGATGAAAAAACGAATGGCTGAAGAACACTGGAATGAGGTTATATTTGAAAGTAAAACCTTATTAGATAAAATGAATTATTCACGAGTTACCAAAGGAACACACAAATTTTCTATGAGACCTTTAGTAGCGATGGGTGTTGGGTTAAACCTCGATTTAAGCGAAATGGAAGAGGTTTTGAAACACGGTGGCATGGCCTTTACAAAAGGAAATAAAGAGCAAGAAGCGTTCAAATTTTTGTTTACATCATTCCACAATTGTAGCATTGAAGAGTGCAATGATTTCTTGAAAAAAATAGACATTGCACCCTTAGGGACCATACAAAAAAAGTAATTAGAATAACATATTTGCTCAAAACCAAAGAAAATTAATAGGAGGGATTATTTTGGAACAATTTGAATGGGTGGATTTTTATAAAGAATTTGCACGAACTCTATTACCATACAAAAACAACCGAAAAGTAATTATTGATAAAATTATTTCTGTTTATCAAACGGCAGAGATTAATCTCCCAACACTTGAAAAAGACAATAACATTGTTGATATTGACCCTTTTACTGTGTTTGGACTTTTTAACAAAAGCAGCCTAAAAGATACAAATAGAGTAAAAATCATTAGTGGTCTTGCTAAAGAGTTTAGTGTTAGTATTGCAGCGCCGACAGCTTTTGGAAGTATACCAACATTAAATAATCAAAATGCTACATTTTATTATTTTGTTGGTGATCGTGATGAAGATGACATCGATAATCTTTGGAAATTGTTCGAGGCTGCTCTTAAATATGCTGACAATCCCTCTAGTGAAAACAGAACTGAAATAAGCAAATACTTTGATATTGTCATTAATAAAAAAGGCAACGGTAACAGCAAAGTTACAATGGGATTATATTGGATATCACCTGATGTGTTCCTTAATCTTGATAGTCGCAATGAGTGGTTTATTTATTCTTCGGGCAAAATTCCAGCAGATGTTGTTGCTTCTCTTCCCGAAATAGAAGCGAAAATTTCTGCAAAGAAATATTTTGATATTATTGAGGCATTGACTCGTTACATTAAGAACGAGAATTCAAGCTTTAAAGATTTCAAAGAACTTTCTCTTGAAGCGTGGAGATATTCTACAGAAGTAAACGAAGAAAATAGAAAAATTGCAAAAACAACGCGTGAAGAGAAACCCAATGCTTTAGCGGACGGTGATGTACAGACAGTTCATTATTGGTTGTATGCTCCTGGTGATAACGCTTATAAGTGGGACGAGTTCCGCGATGCCGGAATTATGGCCATTGGTTGGAGCGGAATTGGTGACCTTGGCTTATTTGATACCAAAGATGCTATGAAGAAAAAAATGAAAGAACTCTTCGGCGATCAATATACATATAAAAACGCAGCGCACGCAACTTGGCAGTTTGCTAACGAAATAAAGCCCGGTGATGTGGTCTTTGTTAAAAAAGGAATGCATAAGATAATCGGTCGTGGAATTGTAACTGGTGAATATCAATATAGTCCAGACCTTGCAAGTGATGACCATGACTTCGGACATACACATACTGTAAATTGGACGCACAATGGTGAATGGGAACACCCAGGACAGGCTGTTGTTAAAACTTTAACCGATATTACTCAGTATACTGAGTATGTGGCAAAGCTAAATGCTCTGTTTGAAGATGACACTGTTGAAGAAGTTGAGGAAACTGAAATTCAGTATCCTACCTATTCCGCTGATGATTTTTTGAGCGAAGTATATATGAGTCAGCCAAGCTATGAAACTTTGACAAACCTTCTCAAAAACAAAAAGAACATCATAATGCAGGGCGCTCCAGGTGTAGGTAAAACATTTGCGGCTAAGAGGCTTGCATACTCTATGATGGGTGTTAAAGACTCAAGCCGTGTTATGATGGTTCAGTTCCACCAGAGCTATAGCTACGAGGACTTCATTATGGGATTCCGTCCTGCCTCCACAGGTTTCGAACTCAAGAAAGGCCCGTTCTATACATTCTGTAAGAAGGCTGAAATGGATATTGAGAATGATTACTTCTTCATCATTGATGAAATTAACAGAGGTAATTTGAGTAAGATTTTCGGTGAACTCTTTATGCTTATTGAGAGTGACAAGCGTGGAGTTTCACTACAGCTTCTTTATTCCGACGAAAAATTCTCTGTTCCTTCAAATGTACATATTATCGGTATGATGAATACAGCAGACCGCAGTCTTGCTATGCTTGACTATGCATTAAGACGCCGTTTTGCGTTCTTTGAATTCTCACCGGCATTTGAAACAGAAGGCTTCCGTCACTACAGACAGGAAAAGAATAACAAGAAGTTTGACAACTTAATTGCTACAATTGAGAAGTTAAACACAACTATTGAAAACGATGAGACTCTTGGCAGAGGTTTCCGCATTGGCCACAGCTATTTCTGTACCGAAAACGATATCGATGATATGTGGCTCAATTCTGTTGTTACCTATGAGATTGTTCCTCTTTTGAACGAGTATTGGTTCGATGAGCCAAGCAAGGTTCGTGATTGGGAATATGCTCTCCGTGAGGCTATCAGATGATTAAAATTCAAAACATCTACCATATGCTTGCCTATGCCTTTCAGATCTTAAGAGAAAAAGGCTATGCAAGTTGTGGAACAGAAGATTTTGAAAATACCGCAGACCTGTTATCTGCCATTCTCGTAAAAGGTGTATCAATTCAAATAAAGAGAGGTTTGGGAAGAACATATATTGAACAGACCGAGCCGTTAAGTTGCCTTCGTGGAAAGATTGATGTAACAGAATCCATAAAGCAACAAACTCTTATAAAACAGCAACTTGTATGTACCTATGATGAGTTTTCGGAAAACACTTATATGAACCGAATTCTCAAGACATCAATGGAGTTGTTACTGCGATACGATATACCCAAAGCAAGAAAAAAGGAGCTGCGGAATCTGCTCCTGTATTTCAAAGATGTTAGTACATTAGATATTCATACGATTAATTGGAATTTCCGTTTTAATCGTAACAATCAAAGTTACCAAATGTTGATGTCGATTTGCTACCTGCTTATCAAAGGGCTATTGCAAACAACGGCAGACGGAACTGTTAAGCTGATGCAGTTTATCGATGAACAGCGTATGTGCCGATTGTACGAGAAGTTTATTCTTGAATACTATCGCAAACACTATCCTCAAATCAAAACCGCTGCGTCTCAAATCAGTTGGGCAACAGATAATTTCGTGATGTTACCTACCATGCAGTCTGACATTATGCTTTCATTTGAAAATAAAACTTTGATTATTGACGCAAAGTATTACAGTCACACAACGCAAGTTCAGTATGATGTAAACACTCTGCATTCAAACAATTTGTATCAGATATTTACTTATGTAAAAAACAAGGCTGTTGCAGGCGGTGAAGTTTCCGGGATGCTCCTCTATGCTCGCACGGATGAACAAATTCAGCCAGATAATGAGTATATGATGAGCGGTAATAAAATCAGCGTAAAAACACTTGATTTGAATTATGATTTTTCAGAGATAGTAGCACAGCTTAATAAGATAGCAGATGAATTTTTAAAGTGTTGAGTTTTGTAAAACTCAAATAGGCATCTATATGTTTATGTAGTAAGCAATTTTAATGTCATCAAAAATTTAGTCTGTTAGAAACGTTTAGTAATAAAAGGAGTAATTTATATGAATGATTTTGAAAGCAAAACAATTAGTAATACCAAAATACTTACGGCAATTGAAAAATTAAGAGAGAAATATAATCAGAGAGAAAAAAGTTATGATGTGGAGTTAGTTAAAAATTTTTTGAAAATGATTAAGGTAACTTCTTTTTCAAAAAAATACGAATACAAATTTACAACTACAATGACAAAAGAAGACATTGATGGAAAATATGAGGATTTTCTAAATAAATTTGCAACAGGAAATGATGATGAAAGTAATTTGGCAAATAAGAATAATCTCATTAGCGAATGTAATGCTTCTATAAAATCCTTACTGAATAATCAAGCAGAGAATTCAAGGGAATTAGCACCTCAAAAACTTAAGTGCGTTCTTATTACATTTCTTCTGTACGAGAATGGGTTGCTTGAGCCAAGTGATGTTAATCCCGAATATTGCCTAGACTTTTTAATCGCATATTTTGGGGAAGATAAATTATATCCCAAAGAACCCAATGATATCATATTGCATCAGATGATGTTTAGAATTAAAAATATACCGGAAAAAGACACTTCTAAAAGTGATTTATACTTTAAATATATATTTTTGTTCGGTGCATTTAATGAATATTTAAAAAATAACAAAATAAAAATTGGAAAGGTAAGCGATGCCAGTACATTAGATAGATACAATTCTGACGAATGGCGTGAGGAATTAGATGATGAACATTTATGGACAATCATGGTAAATCAAATGGAAATCTATGCTCATTACAGAAATACATTAAAGAATCACATATTAAAAATTACAAATACAGATATAACCAAATTTACATTTGATTTACAAACATTTTATGATACCATTTACTTAAATATTGATTTGGATAAAGATGAAACCTATAGTTCTAATTACTTGTTTGATCATTTGTTCGAAGACTTAATAATAGAAGGAAATCCTTTATATTATCAAAAGACTCACGGAAAAATGCAAATTAATAGAAGAGATTTTTTGCTTTATTACTTATATTATTTTTTGGCAAAGCTTCACAATTCAAAAGATACAAATGATATAAGAGAAAACACAAATATTGATAAATTTTTTGCAAAAGTAGATATGGAAATTGAACCTTTCTTTGAACCGCCGATCATCTCGGACGACTACTTGTCTAATGCATTTACGAGAGGCATATTTTCTATTTCGTACCTATACTGTTTGATATGTGGCAATTCCGAAGAAAGAGTGTTTACTGATAATGATACAAATGTCATTTACTTAAGGGAGTTTCTGTCTAATAAAGAATACAAATTAGCCAATAACAACGCATTTAAAATGAAAATAACTACTACTAGTATTGAATTTACTGTGTGTAATAACAGCATTGTATTTGAATTGAATAGTATGAAACCTAGTCGTTTTGTGCATATGTTTGAGAACTATCATTCAGATGATGCGAAAAAGTATGAAAAATATATGGGATTATTGATAGAATGTTTATCTGTGTATTGTATTGACTCTCAATTTCCAAAAAGGATGGGAGATTCATACAAAGATGCTTTATAAAGTTTGAAATATTCCTTTTCCTCAAATGAATTATTTCAAAATGATAGTATAATCAATAATATAATCAAAAATGAAAGTGAGGAATTTTAATGATTCAAAAAACACAATGTTCTTTATCTGGGAGAAGTCCTCTCGAACAAGGTATGATGGTCAATGGTTATAGTGTTGATGAACTTATAGGTTGCGGGGGAAGTAGTCTTGCCTACAGAATGACCAAAAATAACATTAGCTACATAGTAAAAGAACTGTACCCGGAAAAATTAACAACATCTCTTTTAAGGGATACAACGGGTAAACTAATTTGTATTAGTCATGATGAGTTTAGGGATTATAAACATAACTCAAAAAATGAATATAAAACGCTTCAAAGGATAGTCAAGTTAAAAAACGGTAATAACAGTACTGTGTTATTACCGCCAATCGAACAATTCGAAGCTAATAATACAATATACACCGTATTAACGAATACAAATTGTTTGTTATTGAGCGAACTGCAAGAAAAGCTTGAGTTGCCTGAATTTCTATATGTTTTTAAATTAGTTCTCAATGCAGTAGCTTCTCTTCACGGAGATAATATAAGTAATGGTTTATATTCGGACTGGTTGCCGGAAGATTCTGAACAGGCAGTAAATTTACTCCATCTGGATATTGCACCGGCAAATATGGTTTTTTCTTTAGATAATGAAACAATTCGAGCTCATGTTATTGACTTTAACACCAGTGCTATATTAGAAAAAGGAGAAGATGGGTTTCTTTCTGACAGAAATAGTTTTGAAGTGAAGGGCTATCGTAGAGCTTACAGTCATATCAACTTGATTCGAGCCGCAAAGGGTATTAAGAACATTAGAATAACGAAAAAAATGGATATTTATTCGCTTGTAGCAGTATTGTTTGAATATATATTAAATCGTCATGTGGATTCTGATGATCTATATTATGTAGAAGATGGTTTTTGTGAAGAAATTAGTCAACGATACCCTTTGCTTGAGGCAGATGTAATTAAGCAAATAAATGATATTTTTATAAAGGTAATTGTATCTGACGAATATGCAACTGTATGCGAACTTTATTCGGATATAGATAAGTTATATTATGCACTGTGCAAAATGATACAGGCTCAACCAATATCCGAAAAAGATTCTGCACTTTTAAAACAATTAAAAAACAACTACGCAGATATTCACCAACAAATAAAAAAACAAATTGAAAACAAGGTGTATCGAATGTTAGAATCTATAAATGGAACTATTGAAATAATAGAAAATAATACAGAAGAAACTAAAAACGATATAAAAGTAATGGCTCATAAAGTGGATTCAATCTATGATTTGGTTTCATCTTTTCCTCATGAATTGATGCAAGAGATAGCAAATAATATGAAAAAAATTCACACACCGAAGTTTATTGCGTCAATCTCATATCTTCAAGAATATATACCATATATTGCTCGACTTCTGTATGCTTTGCCAAACGGAATTGAAGATTTAGATAATCCTCATGATAAGCTTTTTTTCAAAAGTGAAAATGTGTTTTTACATATGGGATACTATGATAATTGGAACAGGGTCAAATATGAGAAACGAGGCAAAATATCGAATGCATATAAAATGAATGGCCGTTTTTGGGATATTGAATTTTATTATCATATTGAAAACGATAATATTCACATTATAGAGAACGGATACAAGATGGTACGATGGGGGTTTGGCTTAAGGTTATATGAATATATGCATATTCCTCAAGTTGATGAAGCAACTTACTATGCAAATGAATTTTCAGGCATTCAGGAATATCTAAATTATTTCATTAAAGAGGAAAAAGTGTTTAGAAATTATTGGGATTTCACATGGAGAGACACAGCATTGGAACGTTGTCCTGAACGCATTAATTACGCATTATCAATATTGCGTAACAGAACCGATATAAAATTCGAATTAGGCAGAGCCTGTAGAAAACTATAAATCTGCTTTTATAAATTGGAGTGCAATATGATGAATATAATAAATCCTGGTAGTAGAACACCTCTTGATAAAGGTGTTGAAATTAATGGTTATATTGTTGATGAACTTATAGGTTGTGGAGGTAGCAGTCTTGCCTACAGAATGACCAAAAATAATATTAGTTACATTGTAAAAGAATTATATCCGGAAAAGTTAACAGCTATTACGAGAAATTCATCGGGCGAAATCTGTGTCGAGCCTGATACTTTTAATGATTACTTAAATAGTGCACAAAATGAGTACAAAACAGCTAAAAGTATTGTTAGGCTCAAAAATGGTAATAACAGTACTGTATTATTGCCACCAATTGAACAATTTGAAGCAAATAATACAATATACACTGTATTAACAAATACGAATTGTTTGTTATTAAGCGAACTGCAAACAAAAATAGAATTACCTGAATTTCTATATGTTTTTAAATTAGTTCTAAATGCAGTAGCATCTCTTCATGGAGATAATGTAAGCAATGGTTTATATTCGGACTGGTTGCCGGAAGATTCTGAACAGGCAGTAAATTTACTCCACCTGGATATTGCACCGGCAAATATAGTTTTTTCTTTAGATAATGAAACTATTCGTGCTCATGTTATTGACTTTAACACCAGTGCTATATTAGAAAAAGGAGAAGATGGTTTTCTTTCTAACAGAGCTGGTTTCGAAGTAATAAACTATCGTAGAAGGTATAGCCATGTTAATCTTATTCGAGCAGCCAAAGGAATCAATAATATTAGAATAACAAAACAAATGGATTGTTATTCACTTGCGGTAATTCTGTTTGAATATATATTAAATCGTCCAATAGAATCTGATGATACTGAAAATTATAATTTCTGTGATGGTATTAAACAACAATATCCATCATTTGAGACAGATGTAGTAAATCAAATAAATGATATTTTCGTCAAAGCACTTGTCTCTGAAGAATATAGTACAATTGTAGATCTTTATTCGGATGTTAACAGATTATACAAAATGGTATGCAATCAAATTCAGGTGCAGCCACCTTCCAAAACAGATTCATTTTTTGTTACTCAAATAAAAAATGATTATATTGAGGTACAAAATAGAATAACATCTCAAATTAAAAACGAGTTTTATTTTGAGTGGAAAGAAATAAATCAATTAATAATTGAAAATTTGGGGGAATTATTAGCTTATACAAAAGACAATAATTCTATGCTATCAGAGGCGAATGCAAACATTGCTCAATTGATGGAAAACAGCAGGGTTGCTCATTTGAAAATGATTGAACAAAGTAGCGTAGAGTCATTTAATGTTGACGACGCAGTGATGAAATCTTTTGAAAATCATAATTTTGAAGAAAGTGAATCAATATTAATACAAAAAATCAAATCTAAACTTTGCGATAAATATTATAGTGAACTTACTTCTAGTTGCTTTGTATCTAATGATGATGGAAACTGTTCGCAATTAGTATCAAAAAATAAAGAAGTAAAATTTGTTGTTTCTAAAGATACTGTTCTTAATGCTTTTTACTTAGATGAATTTTTTGAAACAACACCAACATCTGAGTCTAAAGTTAAATGCCGTATAATTCCTAAACAGGAATATGAATGCGCTAATAATTGCAAAAAAATAATATTCTCGTTAGAAGATATTCAAAGCTTTGAAAAAGATAATTCAAAATTTATATTCATTATAGGAAAAACTACAGATAATAATATTTTTATTAATTATGCGTATTATTATGAAAATATATATTTATGTCAAAAATGGAATTGGTTAAGACTTATGAATACACACTTAGTGTTTTTGCAAAGCCAAAGAAATAATAATCAAGACGGAACATATACACAAGCTAAAAATAAAGAATCAAAAACGTATACAGCAAATCCTAATAGTGATATTCTTTGGATAGATACTGATACTTTATTACCTGTGTTAAGACAAGTTAATAACAAAAATAGTTCAACAGGAGTTAGTATAGATTTGTTCGAGAAAAAGTATATTCATTTTCGTCCGCGTATTATAGCATCCACAGAATGGAATGATTATAAAATAGCTAAATCTTATTTGTACGGAATAGGAAATTGTGAGAAAAATCTTATGAGAGCTGTCGAATACTTTGAAAAAGATGGCAGTCCAGAAGCATATTATGAAATTTCTAATATTTTAAATGATGTATTTTCTCTTACTGAAGAATCGATTGATTATATGGTCAAATCGGCAGATGGTGGATTTGATGTAGCCAAGAGAGCAGCTTTTTTTGAATTGTTTGAAAACTTAGAAAATATAAATAATGAAGCTTATTTGCTCAAAACAATAGAATTTCATCAATATCTTGATTCTAGCGGGGTATTTGTGTACAAAACAAGATCATTAGACTATTTATGTAATATATATCGCAAGATATTTGTGTATTATTCAAACAAATCTTGTTTTGATGAATTGAAGAATTATTCCGAGTTGCTATTCGATGCATGTTATCAACGTTATAAAAGTTCTATATCAACTAGCAATTTAAACATACTGTGTAACAATATATTGTTCATTTCTAATGAATATAAAAAGCACAAACGATATGACGCACTGATAAAATTTTTATTAAAAACAGTAGATCTTCTTTCATCACATTGTTTTGACAATAAACAAAAACATGTATTGAAAACAAGAATGAAGGATATATATTACAATCTTGGGAAAGCATATGAGCGTTTAAAAGAATATGATGAAGCCATACGATATATTGAAAAGTGTTTTGATTATTGCGAAGAACTTGATTTCAAAAAAACTTTAGAGAATGTCTGGCCTACAATGTATTCACTAGATTTAGCTGAAATACATATGAAAAAGGGAGAATATTCAAATTCTGAAAAATATTTTTTGCAAGCATTGAACACAGCCAACGACTTTGAGACAGAGAGGGAACATTTTTGGGATTATCAAATGCATATATATCGTGGTTTAGGATATATTTATACAGATATGAGAAAATATGAGGAAGCTGAAAAAGCATATTCCCAAGCAGTAAGTGTTAGCCTGGAGTTATTAAATGAGTTTCGATCAAGTGTGCTTGTTAAAGATTACGAACGCATATTAGCAGAAACCTATAATAATTTTGCGTGGTTATATAATGTATTAGGGCGTTATAATGAAGCTATTGATTTATATTTAAAATCAATTGAAATAAAAAACAAATATTCAGAAGAATATATTGAACCGCTAGCTCGAACATTCTATAACATCGCTATAGCATACGAAAATAATTTGCGTTCTGATGAAGCAAAAAGGTATTTTGTAAATGCGTTGGAATTGTACGAAAAATTGCCTGCAGAAAATTTCGAGCGTTACTCTAATCGTATTGACGAGTGTAAAAAACACATTGAAACATTATCGTAAACCATTTAAGAATCATATTGCCATCAATTTGGTATATATGATTCTTTTTTTATTATTTTTTATATTTTTTTGAGATTTGTGTTTTTGTCAAATGATAGTTTATAGAGTATGTGATATGATTTATAATGTCAGGAGGAGATAACGGCAAAAGCACTAATAAGCCGTGTGCATAGCAAGTAGTATTTATTAAAATTTAATTTAAACTTAAAAGGAGATTTTATTATGAGTAATTATTTTTATGAACCCGGAGAACAGCACACACAGGATGGTGTAATGGATATTGTAAGTGACCAGTATGGA